TTTTAATAATATCACCTTTTTTTAATGATGTACTTTGTGGATGATCCACAGTTGCTCTTAAATATCGACCGGTTAAATCGTCTTCTGTTGACATAGGTTCTTCAAATTGAGTTTTTGCAAATGCTTCAGCTTCAGATTTAGTAGCAAACCATTTAGCTTCACTAGCTTTAGATAAATTACAATAATCAGTTCCATTATAAGGAAGTGATACTTTAACAGTTACTGGACCATTATCTCTTATTATTTTATCAATAGTTCCTTTAGGATGTCCACCATAATCTTTTAAAAGCACAACATAAGTGCCAACAGACCATTTTTCAGGTTGAGTTTCTTTAACAATTTCTGCCCAAGTATTTTTATCAAAGTCAAATAATGTAACTTTTTTGTCACCATCTGTTATAACTCTTTTATTTTCTTTAAAAAATGCAGGAGTTTTTAAAACAGTATATTTATCATTTGAAACCACAGGAGACATAACAATAGTACCAATAGGATAACGACGAATTGCTTCGTCTAAAACTTCTTGAGTATCACGTTCATTCCAATCTTTTTTCGCTAATTCAACTATTTCAGCCCATTTACCACAAAGAAATACATGACATTGTCTAGCTTCATCACATACATTATTTCTTGGATCAATTGTTAATTTAGATCCTAATGTATATATTGATCCAGTTGGTTTATTTCTGTATTTAGTTCCAATAGGATACCTTTTATTAGCTTCAGCAAGAAGTTCTTCTTTAGAAACTTTAGTCCAATCCTTTTCTGTATTAGTTGAAGTTTCTTTCAAAACATATTGTTTGAATTGAGTAAAAGTTATTTCTTCATATTCACTAAGCTTATCAGTATTTTTTGACAAACTATTAAACTTACCAGGACTTATACATAACCAATAATTTTGTACATTACTGTTAGTCCACCCTTTTGATTTAAATAATTCATTAGCATAAGGAATAAGAAGTTTACCTTCAGCTTCAGAAGTAGCTATAACACGCCATTTTAATGGTAATGTGAATTCTTTAGGTTTAAATACCCATTTTTTAAACTGATCCATTGTGAGTTCAGGAACTTCTAAATGATTTATATTATTCCAAGCACCATCTTCAAATAAATAACCGGCAGTTCCTCTATATTCATCATCATAACGAGATGTTTTTTTTCGCCATTCACTAATCAATTCAAAATCAGGCATAAGTTTATTAACAGCAATACACCATTTTTTAGGTAATGAAGTTAATTCAGAATTCCATAAATCATAAAGAATTTGAGCTCTTTCTTTAGGATTACTTCCTTTTAATTTTAAATAAACTTCTTCATATGGACAAGTTGCACCTAATGAAATATGATTTTCTAATCCGTATAAAGAAAATGATCTTTCTTTGGTTTCTTTAAGCCACCTTTCTAATAAATCATCAGAAACAAATGGATCATAACCTAAAAGTTCTTGAATAGTTATTTCTGTTTTATTATTACTATTATGTCTTGAATAAAATTCTTTTTCTCTAGTATTAACTATATAAGGCCATGTTCCTCCACTAAATTGACGATATAAAGTATCTTTAGGAACAGAAGTATTCCATCCTTGACCTATTAATTTATCATATACTTTTTCAAATATTTCAAAAGTAATAGACGGATTATATTTTAAATATTTATTCTTTAACATGTCTTTTTAGATTTAATTAATAACTCTGGTACATAATACCGTTGAATACACGCATGAAATTGATTTCTACTATTAGATACTCGAGCAAGATCAGCTTCATTACAATTAAATTGCAACATAACATAATCAGGCAAAAGTTCTAAGTTCTGTAACTGACGACACACTATTTGGGATAACGGAGCAACAGCTTCGTCAGTCCAAATAGCATTAGTGTCATTAAATGTTATGAGTTTTATCATATTTAAAAATTATCGTACCACCATTTTTTGGTGAACACATGACTACCACAAATTAACCACAATAAAGTTATTCCAAATAAAAGTATAGATGATATAATACCACATATATAAGAACATTTAAAAATAATTGGAAGTTCTATCTCTTTGGTTTTATTACCAATATATGAATCTTTAAGTTTTATTTTATTAAATTCTTTACGAGGAACATCAATAAATTCACCAAAATCATCTTTATATGTAACAAAAATTTGTAAATCATTGTCACCAAGATCCCACATTCCAGTAACAGTACCTTTTTGATGAATAATCGTACCTTGACAACTTGGATTATAACAAAAATATCCAAATGAAAAACACATAAAAAAGAATATTGCAATAAATATTCCTTGTCTTACGTAATCTAATATTTTAATTATCATACTATCTAGATTTAATGATGTTAGTTATCATCACTGCAGCTATCGCTACAATGATGATGATTCCTAAGGATAATTGCATGTTACAATTTATTAATGAATTTGTAATAAGAATCAAAATTAGAATTACCTCGATCAGGAGACATATATTCACATTCCCAACCAGCTTTGTGATAAAGAGATTCGAAATCTAAATATTTTTTATCATATAAATGTCTTTCAAATGATGAACGATTTTCATATTCAGTTTGATCCGGATGATTAAAAGCTTTAGTAATGATTTCTTTCTTTGTAATTGTAAAAGACCCACCATTATATCTTTCTTCAATCAATTGATTCACTGAATCAATGATATAATCAGGTAAAATACGTTTAACCTGATTTGGTCTAATTGGTTCAATCATTTTACTTGTAAGATATTAAAGTATCAGACTTTGCATTCCATGCTTTACGCATAATTTGCTTTTCATTTTGAGATGAGGTTAATATTTTACCTGCTTTAACCTTTTTGTGTTTAGTAACCACTTCGGATAATACAATAGTTTTTTCCATTTTTAATTTGTTTTGAGTTTATACATAATGTGTTTCGTCCAGCCTCTTCAGTAAACTTTTTAGCCTCTTCTGGATGAGGTGAATAAAAACGCAGCGGACGTTATAACCGCTGCGTTTAAATCAAATAATAATACTAATATACTTCACATTTCACAATGTTCTGTATAAATCCAATAAAAATTTACAAATACTAACTATGGCTTAGTTATTTTAAGAGAATTTTAGCAAATGATGTATCATTCTTCATTTTCTCAATGAGTTCTTTAGAAGACATTTTCTTGGCTTCATCAAGTAATTTATTTTGTTGATCGACAACACCTAAGCTTGTTTTAGCATCCGCAGACATTGCTTTTAATTCGGATATAACAAATGTACTTAGTTCTTTAGGAATTTGTTTACATGTTGAATCAGTTGTAACATAATTCATAGCAGTTCCACCACCAATGATTAACAACGTATCTTTTTTACTTGGTATGAATGCATGAGCAAGTAAACAAATTGAGAATATTGGAATTATCCAACGTAAAGGTTTACTACAACGATCATTTAAATCTTCATCACTTTCGATAAATGAAACCAGCTTCAATATAACATTGAGTGCTAAAAGAATTCCGAAGATAATTAATACTCCTAAAAGTACATGTTTGAAACCATCGACTACTGTGAGCCAATAAAAGAGTTTAATATAATCCATTTTGTTTTTATTTATTTAATAATTTATTCATATATAAATCAAAATTTTCTTTACATGAAGTGAGAACTCCAACTTGATATGGTAATTCATTAGAAATATGAATATTATAATTTTTATCTTCTATTTTTAATAGTTCAGAATTTATAAATTCAGCAATACCTTTTGGAAGCCAAGCAGATGCTCTAATATGAGGTTTATCTTTAAATAAAACTTCACCTACAATTTGATCACTTTCAGGTACATTTGGATTTTGTGATTCATATACTCTAATTAATATATCACATTCATAACTTTTATTTAATGTAATTTTATTCATATTTTAAGTTTTGAAATAAGTGTGAAAGGTTGCACCTTTTATAAGAATTACCAACTGTAGCGCGTACACCTAATGTACCTATCTTACACACTAATTAGATTAAAAGAGTTTCCTCCCCATATTTCTATGGTTTGGAAACTCGAAAGAGTTTACTTTAAATAAAGACCGGTTAACATAGCAAATACAAACATTACTTCACAAAAATGAAATAATCCTATAAATATTACGAAAATCTCGAATTCTTTAAGTACGACACGATGTAACCAATTAAATAAATGGGTTATTATTGTATGAGCGATAACAATCAACAATACTCCAAATGCGGGTTCGAATGTGATATGCATTATTTAAATAGTGTTAAGATAAATAATCCAACTGACACACACATTATTACAATAGCAATAGCTTTAAATAGTTTCATTACTTACAAGTTTTAGTACGATAAATTGCACATGTTTTACCTAACATATCAAAGTTTTCTTCGGATGTAGCAAGCTCTCTTCTTTGATAAGCTGCTTGTCTTGGAGTTAAACCTGATATTATTTCTACTTTTACATTGTTACCTGTTATGGCGATGATTGATTTAGTTTTTGACATAATCTTATTTGTTTTTGAGTTTGATATGTTTAAACATATTTCGTCCAGTCTCATCAGAAACTATTTTATACTCTACTGGTTGAGTTAATAAAAAAGAGAGTACACACTATATGTCCAAATGCGACGATGTGTACTCCCTTAGTGTTTGTTATCAAAATTAATATGATAACCATTGTTTACTTCGCGGTACATCACCGATAAAATCGGTGAATCTAACCGGGAAGCATTCTTTCGTAATAAAGAGCTTCACCCTTTTGCTCCCATAGCCAGTTTCAGGACGATATTACGTTGGCTTGTTTTTGACACCAGCAATTAGCACGGCATCGGTTTTAGTATACCTATCTTTTATTAATTTGTCTTCAAGGATTGACAGAATGGATGCTATTTGTACATATAGCCGTTATACCTTACACTCGGAAGTTCCACACTTTCATCGGAGGATTGCGCACAGGTTTTCATTATACTTATTTGCAGTTAGTATTATACTGTTTAAAGGCATCAAACCACCATACTGAATCTCTTCTTGATTAGTTATTCAGATATGCTTCTTATATAAGAGATTATATTATTTATAACGTTATTATATAGAGAATATACATATCCAACCGTTTATCTGATGAAAGTTGCTTGATGCTAAGAGTTTAAAGTATATTTACAATAATTGCAGCTAATAAAAATCCAGCTGCGGCAGCATATAAATGCGACATAATATGATTTTCTTTATCAAAACATATTAATCCCATAAATATATCAAATGCTAAACATAGACTGAGTATAATTACCATTAGCTTATGTATTTAAACATTAATATTCCACAATCAATAAGTAAAGAAAGCATTACATATCCCATTCGTGATTCTTCTTGCCATTTGATAATATTGAATTGTAGTCCAATAAATGAACCTAACAAGTAAAAGATAATCCATGGTGCAATGTATAATAGAGTTTTTTCAGTTTTAGTCATGTTTTTTGATTTTACATTCTATTGATATAAACATTGCACACAATTCTACAAATAAATAGAAGATTAAGAACGGTGATAAACAAATTACTATTGCTTGAGTTTTAGTTAACATTATAGATCTTCATTTTTAAATTTGGTGATGAAATTATCTAACCATTTAAATCGGATATTAAAGCGAACTCTTTTTATGAGTTTATCGCATAACATACAGATAAAAACAATTAATAATAATCCAATCATAAATATCACTATTAATGTATTTATTCCAGGAATAAACCACATAAAATCACATTCAGCTTCATATTTACTAAATATATCTAAATACTTCGGAGATGCAATTCTATATAAGACACTACACAGAACAATGGATAATAAATATCCAACAATTAATAAGAATAGTACCATGATTATTGTAATGGAATGTGAAACTTAATACACAACATAAGTACAATCCCACACATTATAAATCCACACGCAAAACCTCCAAGTAATACACCTGTAAGATCTTTTTCAATATAATATTTTCTTGTTAGAAATATATCGAAACATAATAAAAGTAATAATAATATTATCATGATTATTTGATTTTAAATTTATCAATTGGATACTCGTACGATGTTATATCATCATCATACACATAAACCTTGATTTTATCCCGAGATTTAATGTGTGTGATGTAATATGTGTAAACCAATTTATGTTTTGGTTTAGTTATTGATTCAACTTGTGTAGCAATTGTGGGTTTTGTAGCTTGATGCATATGCCCACTTCTTGCTTCACAAGATGTTAATACTCGTAAAAGAATAATAACCAAAACTATTACAATAATATTAACAATAATTTTAATCATTATTCTTTAGGTCTAATTGAGTTAACACTAATACTATCGAATCCAACAAACGTTTGTTCTTTAAGTATTTGTACAGCTTCAATTGGAGTACGAGCACTAATGAATGTAGAACGTTTTAGAAACTTACCAGAAAGATATCCTTTGTAAGTTATTGTGTAAGTTTTTGATAATACTGGAGCATGTCTTCTTGATTGAGAATTACATGCAGTAAAAGAAACAATTAATACTATTGCTACAACAATATTAATAATAAAGATTTTTAATTTCATTTTAAACTGATTTTTCTAAATGAATAGCAATGTTAACAATTAATAATAGTATTATAATACCATATAATATACATATCTTTGGTAATTTAAAGTATGTAAATACATCAACTATAAGAGCTACTAAAATTGCAACCATTACCACTATTAAAATGATAACGATTGTAATTAATATTATGTTTAGCATTTGATTAATTTTTATGAATATTAGATGCAATATGATCAAATAAAAATATTGCCATTATTATTAAACCTATTGGTCAAATTAATGATGTTGTAAAAATGCTCCGATATTTTGACCGTTATTTAAATACATACTACCAGGAAAATTATATTCTAATACAAGTAATAATATTGGACATAATATTAATCCAATAATATAAATAATGATTAATGTTATCATAATAAATAAGTTTTTGAGTTTGACGGGAGTGATGAGCTCCCCGTTTCGTCCTAGTCTCTTCAGAAACTGATGTTATACTCTCCTAGGCTGAGTCATATTGTTCTTACATCACTGTAATACTAAATATAGTTGGGATAGAAATAATGATAATTAGAAAGAAATACAGACTGATGAGGAATGTATATTGTAAAAAAGACTCATGATAGGCTCCGGACTATTATGCACCGTATGCAACACCGTCGGACGACGGTTAATCAAATCATAAGTCTTTTATGAAAGTAAACATAATTGAACCCGGGATATCTGTACCGTACTAAAAACCATCAGATCTAATGATTTTTTCAATTATGTTTATGAGAGAGTATTGCTACTTTTTATGTTTATCTATAGTATTTATCATTTGATAAAACTTATAATAGATTATACCTATTGATGCAACAAATAATACAAATGGCCAAAATAATGACATCATTCCATAACCCAATGCATAATCAGCAGGATCATCACATTCTAAAACATTTGGAAAGAACTTTGTGAAAAGCATAATAATGAATGGGAATAACGGAATTCCAATGAGATAAATTGTTATTATCATAATTTAATAAGTTTAATAAATCTCCTAATCACCTTACGGCTTTCGGAGACTCAAAAGTGTGTGATTAAATACCTAATTCTTTTAGTTTACGATAAACTGTTCGTTCACTTAATCCAAGTTTTTCAGCAATTACTTTATTTGTATAATAACCTAGACTCTTAAGAATTATAATATTCTCAGATTCAGTTCTAACACCTGTAATTTCAAGCTTATTTATTGAACTAATTATTGTAAAACTTGAAAGATCAACAGCATTTGTAATAGCTAATAACTCTTTTACAGTTATATTAGATATAATCTCTAAAGTTTGTGATTTGAAATCAACCTTAATTTTTTCCATTATTACCTGGTTTATAAGATTTATAAACTTTGTGTAATGTGTGACGTGCATCACTAGATGATGCTAAATATACAGTTTTATTCATTGTGATATGTGTTTTGAGTTTTACGAGAGTTTTAGAGTTTCCTCTTATTCTCTCGTTTCGTCTAGATCTCATCGGAAACCAATGTTATACTCTCTCTAGCTGAGTTGTATGTTATCATTTTACAATGACTAATACCAACGTTCAAAATTACTTAAATGAATAATATATATTGTTTTATTTTTTAGAATTATGATTATAAACTTGTTGCATTTTCATAGCTTTATCAAGTTCTTTTTGAATAATTCCATAATATATTGGTTGAGTTGTAGTAAATATATATTTACCTCGTGATATATTTGTGATTAATTCACAAGATTTGAGAAGATTAAATATACTTGACGAATAAGGACATTTAGTTTCTTTTAAAATTTTTGTTAATTCAATTTTACTAAAAGAATCAATTTCTTTTGATATGATATTATTAACACATGATATAACTAATTTAGCATTTTCTTCAGATGTTTTCATTATGATGTTTTTGAGTTTGAGCATCGCGTAGGACCTAAACTTATACCAATTGTATAAATCTATTGTAACTGAATTGTTACAATATGCACTCTGTTAATAATATTACATAATCAATCCAAATATGTTTTGTCATATGTAGGGTTTTCAATGTAAAATTTGGTTGGAATGATTATTGGGATTATTTTTGGAGTGGTTGAGAGTCGTTGTCAGTGCTCGTTTACTCTCAATCAACCCAAATATTTTTTTAAATAATCATCTCTATCTTAATACCACATTAGTTATGATATCATTTCGTGTTTGGATATAGCATTCTATGGGGAAAAATGGCTCATATTCTTCTAATCTCATCTTGTATGGATATACTTTATGTTCATGTCCAAAGACATCTTCGAACTTATTGCATGATATCCAAGTGCCTTTCATACATTTCCATGTGCTCACAATTATACTCAATATTTGGTAATACATAATTATACTAAGTTGAATACTATAATATATAATTACGTAGTAAAAAAAAGAGAAGTACAAAAATGTACTTCTCTTATAACATTGTTAAAATGTTATTTCTTTTTGGCTGGTTTAGCCGTATCAACTGTAACATCCTCAGTATCAACTGATTCGTTAACAAGTTCAAAGATAGGCATATTTTTTGCAACCTCTTTGATTTCTTTACCCTCGGCGATTTCGTCAGCAGTACGGAAAGCATTAACAGTTACAGTTTCGTGGTCTACAACTTTGATAGTTTTACCTAACAAGTCCTTAACACTCAAATTTAAACCGTTGTCAATCACGGCACGTTTTGATTGTTCGCCACTTGTGAAATAAATTCCCATTAACGTATTAGCACCAACCACGGCAACTGAACCGTTAACAAGTGCAGAGATACCGAGCCACGGTTTTCCACCCTGTGAAATAGCTTCCATTTCAACAACGGCGTCCAATTCAATTACAGTATCTTTCGCATAAGTATCGCCACCAATTGAGGCAAAACGAGCAGGAATTTCTGAGGTTGTTAAAATACGTTTACAACCTGGAATTTGTCTTTTTTCAATATTCATAATGATAGAGTTTTGTTTGTTAGTAGTTTACTTTCCATTCAAGACCTGCTGGGGGTAGAAGAGATGACTGTCCACCCACTCGATTCATAAAAATAAAAAAATTTTTTCAAAAAAAATTATTCAGAACTTCCTAAAAATTATTTTCAATACTTTTTATATCTTCTACCTTTTAATAAAATTAATTTTACTACGCGCGCGTTCGTATATATAGTAAACTTTTGCGTTTGATACAACAAATTTTGCGTATCAATATGTAAAGTTTTACGGACAGCCACATTAAGTATAGAATTATTAAGTATATATTAAGTATATGGAAACCTTGTAATTCACTGTGTCACAATAACTTAACCGTTTTCATACAAACTCGAGCGTATCATTTGAAAATTCCGACGTATCATTTGAGATTTTTTGCGTATCATTTGGAGTTATCTTATTGACTATTAACCGATTACAAATGATATGCTCGAAGTAATTGTATATCAGTGACTTAACATTTTTTAACTATGTGTATAGTATTTTTGTCACACAAATTTCTTATCTTTGTGTATCAAATTTAATACGATGAGTGAAGAAAAAGAAAAGAAAACAAATAGACACGTCCAAGTGCCAAACTCTGTCGCTAACAATGTAGACAGTGATAAGAAATCTAAATACAAAAAGCACTATACTGATGTCTTAGTTTATGGTTTTCTTCGAAAAAATATGGACGGAAAAACAATGGTGGCATTTATATCCTTAAAAATTATAGCAGACTCGATTGACATGTCGGTCGGTGGTGTATCAGCTGCAATTAAAAGATTAGAAGAAGCAGGAGATGTAACAAAAATTAAAATGGAAGGTGGACGAAATCAAAATGGATATAAATTTAATCCACATTCCGACAAGTTTGAAATGTATGATTTAAGTTTCCTCGAAAATAAAGAACTTAATAGTTTACAGAAATCATATTATATGATTATGCAACCTTATTTATATATTGATAAAGAAACTGGAATAGGTAAAACTACTTATAGTGATATTGAAATTTCAGAAATAACAGGTATATCTAAAACAGTAGCACAAGAACGTAGACGAGAATTAGAATCACTTGGTTTTATAAACAGAAGAACAACTACAGATATGGAAGGTAACTCTTGTGAAGCACTTGAATTTAATCTTCCTAAGTTTGGACAATTTGTTATGTGTAAAATTAAAGAACACGATGTTGCAATAACTGATTTAAATATAAAAGTAAATCAATTAGAACAAGAACTAAATCATCTAAGAAAACAAATGAAACTTAAAGGAGAATATACTCCTTACGAAGAAAACACTAATAACGAAATAACATTATAATGTCTGGAAAAGAATTAACAATAGAAATAATAAATAAATTAAATAATATTCAAACTAAATATAATCCAACTAATTATAAATTTGAATTGAAAGAATATAATGATACAGATAAAAAGCAAATATATGCAAAAATAGTTCATTATAATCACGATGAAGAAATCATTGTTGTAAATGCATTAATATATTATAAAGAGTATGATGATACTGTACATAAACTTTTATATGAGGAATTAAATTCAAGTTTATTTAATAAATTATTATTTACAAATATATTTAAAAATACTATAGCAACTATAGATTTATTAAAATAAATGGAAGTAATACAACACTTCGTTCGTAATGACGACCATGATGAATTATACATTATGGAAATTGAAGGGAAAGCTTATGCTAGGATGTATTGATTCCATGATGATCCAAAATCAGTTTACTTAAACTCTTTAAGTGTTGAGAATAACGAAAGAGAACAAGGACTTGGAACTAAAATGCAGGAACTAAGAGAGAAAATAGGAATAGAACTCGGAGCTACACAATCCTTTTTATGAGTTAAACGGGATAGTTGAATGTATGAATGATATACCCGAAGAGGTTATAACGATTTCTCAGATTACACAGATGATGATAGTATGATATGAATGATTAAAATGTTAAATGATAACAATACTAAATACAAAGAAGACTAAATCTACAATAACATTATTTCTATCTAATTATCAAGAAATAATAATTACAAGATCAACTCCAGAGAATGATGAATATTATATAAATAAATGGACTAATTTTTACAAAGAATATGGACAAACAATTAAAGAGAACTCTCAAGAAGCTTAACAATTATAAGATTAGATTACTTATCGAATTAGAATGTGATCCAGATCTTAATGTTAACGATGCATTACGTAAACTAAATAAAGTAGACAAACTAATAAATAAATTAAATGGAGAATAACTTAGACAAAGCAACAGTACAACACTATAATAAACTAACAGTAGAAGATGTAGAAAAAGTTCTAGCTTCTATGCCAGATAATCCATTCGACTATCCTAAGTATTTGGGAGAAGGAATCTATGAAATATCCAAAGGATGTTTCACAGGACAAAGAGGAATGGAAGAATTTAATAAATCACTAACAGACCACATAAAACAATGGCACTTATAAAAGAAGATCTAACAGCAGAGGTTAGACTATATGAACTAACAGATGATATACTAGATAAAATATATAATATTGATTGTATACTTTCTAAAGTTAGATCAGAAATGACAAGACTATCAGAAGCAAGTCTTATTGATTTAGACTTATCTACAAAAGATGTAAACAAACTATATAAATTTAAACAAGTAACAGATAGTTTATATGCAGCACTCCAAGAACTTCGAGGAGAAATAGAAGAATTTAATAATGAATAATAAATATTATACACCAAAAGTAGAAGAATTTCATGTAGGATTTGAATACGAAGAATTTATAAATTTTGATATGTTACTTATTAGATCAATAGATCATGAAGATGATATTATATGGATTAAAACACATCTTGATGTAAATATGACTTTTGAATTTATGGAGATTCCATTTAAAATAATGAGAGATTGTATAAGAGTTAAATACTTAGATAAAGAAGATATAGAAGATTTAGGGTTTAAATTTCATGAACATTTATACGGAGCATCTCAATATTTTTATAAAGATATAAAATTACATGATAGAGGATTTGGATTAAGTATATATTCATCTAAACATATAATAGATGCATCACAAGATGAATGTTTATTTAATGGACTAATTAAAAATAAATCGGAACTAAAAGTATTACTTAAACAATTAAATATTTCTTAAATGCAAAACGATCTTAAAAACTTTTACGACAACTGGTACTTCTACCAAGAATATAAAGATAAACCGCACTACCCTGGTGCACACACAATTATATATAAATAAACTATGGAAATAATTTCTTATCAAAACTACACAACAGTTGCACGATTAAATTCGATACTAAAAGAAGTTGGTATTAATGATAGATTCTTACTAGAACCTATTGAAACACTAAACGAACTTGGTGTAAAAATTACAATCCCATCATTAATCACAAACAAAGCTCCTTATTCTATTGAGATTAAGTTAGATTATAAACAAAATAGTTTAACCGTTTCACAAATAATAGGGTCTATAAACAAAGATTTATCCGACTTACTTAGATCTATTAAACCATCACTTACTAGTTTACTAACTCTACAAAAAGCAATAAATGGTATAGTAACTATAACAGACATTAACATTACAAACGAAAACTTTAATGCAAACTAAACTTAAACTAATTACATTATACGCAGTACTTAAAGAAGCTTCTAAAATTGGAGGAGCAAAATTCAGATATGCAGTTCTTAAGAATTTAAAAAGTATTGATAGTGAAATCGAATCACTTAAAACAATTGAGAAAGATATTGAAGAAATTATTAAAGATTTCAATGAAGCTAAAAATATTATCATTATGGAACACGGAACTCCAGATGAAAAAGGTATACACGTAGTTAAACCAGGTGACGAGAACTTTGAACTAGTTAATAAGAAAATTAAAGATCTAGTTAAAACTCATGAAACTTCTCTAGATCTTTATAGACTTAAACGAGAAGAGTATGAAAAACTTTTAAAAGAAGATGCTGAATTTGATTTTAATTTATTTGAAATCAATATTGATAATATTCCAGATGAGTTAAAAGATCTAGAAATCTTAATGGACTTCGAGATAGTAAAATAATAAACATAAAATTACATATACTGCTAATTTTCAATAATATTTATATTATAGATTTTTATTGAATTTTTAGCAGTATCTTTGTAGTATAGAAAATGAGAATGATATATGGAAGAAATACTAAAGAAATTTAATTACAAACCCACAGAAGAAAATACTTGGGTTAAAGGTGAATGGACTGTTAGATTTGATGATGAACTCGTCGAAGTTTTTAACGATCCTAATAAAAGTGCAGGCGAATATTATAGTTCACCAATTGCAACAGTAGATTTAGAATTAATATTAATGGAAGTTGATAGGAAAAATCGCTGACCAATCGTTACTATGGTTACTGATATGATTACCGATGTAAATGCAGAATCAGAAAATGCAACTGGAAATACTTATATAATGTTTACTCCTCATAGAGTATGGTTAAAAGATTGGTTAAGGTTATGGGGTCAAGAAGAAAATGGAAGTTATTCTATTACAGGTAACAATATCTTTGTTGTTGATTCAACACTAAGTAAAGTAATAGATATTACAAAACTAATATAAAAGTTAGAGGTTCTTTAAAACCTCATCATACCTTTGTAGTGTAATGGTTAGCACACAAATCTTCAAAATTTGTAAGTGTGAGTTCGAGTCTTACCAAGGGTGCAAAATGATAGAATAAATATGAATAGAACAAGTAAAGAAGAATTAGAAAAACTAATATTAATAGATAAGTTATCATATGCTGAAATAGCAAGAACATTTGGTGTATCTGATGTTACTATTAGAACCTGGGCAATTAAACTAGGGATAAATATTCCTAGCCGAAAAAAAATATTGGAAAATAAGATATGTTTAAATTGTAATAATGAATTTAAACCATCTGGAACTACAAATAAATATTGTAGTCAACAATGTTCAAATGAACATAAAATAATTTTAAATTATGAAAAATATAAATTAGATAATTCCATACTTTATGGACAATCTAATATGTCAAATTATAAAAAACATTTTTTAAAAGAACAAGATTATAAATGTACAATTTGTGGAAATCCGAATACTTGGAATGATAAAGAATTGGTATTTGTTTTAGATCACATTGATGGTAATGCTGATAATAATGAACGTAGCAATTTAAGGTGTATATGTCCTAATTGCGATAGTCAACTTGATACATTTAAATCTAAAAATAAAAATAGTGCTAGAGCAAAATACAGACAAACTTTAAAGGTGGAGGAATGTGTATAATGACCGAACTAGAACAAAAAATAATAGAATTAAGAAAAGAAGGATTAAGTTATAGAAATATTCAAATAAAATTAGGTAATCCTTCTAAAAAATTTATAAGAGAAACACTTTTACAATACACTCCGGATTTAGTTGGAGATATAGTAAAAAATTATAATAAACTAGAACCTAAATGGTAACTAAGAAATAGTGTAAGGTATATGACAACAGGGATTCTATATCCATTAAATGATAATCTCATATCAACCAAGCACCAAGCCCATTATCAAAAGTAGTGGGCTTTTTTAATAATTAAATAAACAATTAGAGGAAACAAACAGAAACTCTTAATTAAAATTAAACAAAGAATGAACGCAGGAAAGAAATTTTTGAGTGACTTAAAACTTCACTCTGACTACTTAAAGTGGAGACCAGAAGAAGGTCGATACGAAACATGGAATGAAGCATGTGAGTCTATAATCAATGGTCATAAAGATCATTATGCAGATGTAGACCTAAGTAAAGAATTAGAATACGCATTGAAATATATGCAATCTAAAACGGTACTAGCTTCACAACGAAATCTACAGTATAGAAATGAGCAGATCGAACGTAACAATGCAAGACTTTATAATTGTTCATCTATGTATGCTGCTAGAAATAAAATATTCCAAGAAGTATTTTACTTAGCATTAAGTGGTTGTGGTGTAGGATTAGGATTACTTATTCCTTTTGTGAATAACATTTCACAAGTAAATAAAAGAACTAAAGGGACTAAAACATTTATTGTTCCCGATTCAATTGAAGGATGGTCTGATGCATTTGGTGTATTGATGTCATCATTCTTCATTGATAAACAACCTTTTCCAGAGTATGCAGGATACGAAATTAAATTTGACTATTCAGAAGTAAGAGAAAAAGGTGCATTCATTAGTGGAGGATTCAAAGCTCCAGGACCTGATGGTTTAAAACAATCATTTGAAAAGATCGAAGAGTTCTTAAATAAATGGATTACATCAGAAGGCACTAAACTAAGACCAATCGCTGTATGTGATATTCTATGTCACATCTCAGACGCAGTATTATCAGGTGGAGTTAGACGTTCTGCTCTTAACATGATTGTTGATCCAAATGATGATGAAATGATTAATGCTAAAGTTGGTAACTGGAGAACTAATAACCCACAACGTGGAAGAACAAATAATTCGGTGTTACTTCTTAGAAGTTTAACCGGAAAAGAAGAATTTGAAAAGCTTGTTAAAATGAATGATGGATATTCTGACATTGGTTTTGCATTTGCTAACTCATGGTTTGATATGTTCAATCCTTGTTTCGAAATTCTTAAACACCCAATTCTTCATTCAAAAATTAGTACAAAAATAAATGATGTATCTTATGATAAGATAGAAGAATTTATTAGAGATAATGAAGACAAACTAGGTGTAGCATTCTGTAATCTTTGTGAGATTAATGCAGAACAATGTGATATAGTTGAGAATTTTTATTCTGCGTGTATTGCTGGTGCAATCATTGGAACACTACAAGCAGGTTATACATCATTTCCTTATCTTGGAGAAACCACTGAAAAGATTGTAAGACAAGAAGCTCTATTAGGAGTATCTGTTACAGGATGGATGAATAACCCAATGTTGTTTAACACCGACATTTTAAAACATGGTGCATCTTTAGTTAAAGAAACAAACAAGACAATAGCTGAAAAGATTGGAATTAATCAAGCTGCTAGAACGACATGTGTTAAACCATCGGGTAATGCATCTGTAGTATTGGGAACTGCGTCAGGTATTCATCCTGAACATTCTCAAAAGTATTTTAGAATCATGCAACTAAACAAAGAAAACGATACAGCCAAATGGTTGAACAAACATATGTCTTATCTTTTAGAAGAAAGTGTTTGGTCAAGTACTGGATCTGATTATGTTGTATTTGTTCCTATTGAGAATCCTATTGAGGGATTATATAAGAAAGACGTAAAAGGTGTTAAACATCTTGAACTAATAAAACTAGTACAATTAAATTGGGTAAATGAGGGAACTAATCGCGATCTATGTGCATATCCTGATGTGAATCATAATACATCTAATACTGTTATTGTTGATGATCAAAAAGCTGTTATAGATTATATTTGGAATAACAAACATGACTTTACAGCAGTATCCTTTATATCTGATTACGGAGATAAAGATTTTACACAAGCTCCATTCACATCTGTATCTTCATTAGATCAACTAATGAGTGACTATGGAAAAGGTGCATTATTCGCATCTGGATTAATTGTTGATGGACTACATTATTTTAACGACAATCTTTGGATTGCTTGTGATATGATTAAAGATAAATCAGTTCCTATTACTGGAACAAGAGAACAAGTAATGCTTAAGAAATATTGGTTGGCTAGAGCAAAGAAATTTGCTAACAACTTCTTTGGAGGAGATTTACAAAAGACTGTATATTGTTTAAAAGATGTACATCTATTTCATAAATGGGAAGTAATTAATAGACAATTTAAACCAGTTGACTTTGGAGAGATTCTAAACAAGCCAACATATAAAGACATTAGTGACACAGCGGCCCAAGCTTGTAGCGGAGGTTCATGTGAGATCACTAGATTATAAACTTAACAAACAATTTATGGGAAAAGGCACACGAGAAAAGCGTACTGAGAAACGCGAGAAAAACAGATTACCCGAAAAACAATCTAACTTAGTAAATGATTTCAAACCAAAGAATGAGAAACAACAAGAGTTTATTAACCTTATAAATGATAGAGAGATTATCATTGCTACAGGTCCTGCTGGAACAGGTAAGACATATGTAACATTAGCAACAGCTTTATCATTATTAGGTTCAATCTATAAAAAGGTTATTCTTGTAAAGTCAGTAACTACTATTCCCGGAGAAGAAATAGGATTCCTTAAAGGTGGAATGGAACAGAAAATGGAACCATTTATAATGTCTTATATGTGAAATATTGATAAGATCTGCGGAGATAAATCTGCACAGAACTTACTTGATAAAAAAATAATTGAAGTATTACCACTAGCTTTTATTAGAGGTTTATCAATTGATAATGCTATTGTAATAATCGATGAAGCACAAAACATAGATAATCATACTTTTAAAACAATGATGACTAGAATTGGAGAAAACTCAAAATACATTCTTCTTGGAGATAGTGAACAAATAGATAGACGTAAGAAAAGCGAATCGTGTTTAGCGAAAGTTATTGAGATATTTACTGATTCAGATATTATTGGATCAATAGAATTTAAAGATGAGGATTGTGTGAGAAATCCAATCATTCCTATAATTTTATCTAAACTAAGAGAGAACGGAATCTAAGTTATAAGGGAGCATGTAAATGCTCCCTTTTTTCTGTATATACTAAAATGTGATTTGTGAGATATATCTTACAATTTTATTTTAAATTTATACATGGTTATTATTTTTATGACAAAAATTATTAATACCTTTGTACAAATATAATGGAGATATGAATATGTATAAATGAAAAATTAAAGTTAAAGACAAACAATTTATTACATAAATAAAGATTAAAAATGACAGAATTACTAGTAGGCGGTGCAGTAACAATTGCAGTATCAGCATTTACTTTCCTTTTAGGAAAGGGTAAAAATCAAGCTGAAACAGAAAAGCTTGAAAAAGAAACAGAGAAAATAGAAATCGAGACTAAGTTCGATGAGGTTAAATTACTTAAAGAAATTAATCAAAACTTATCAGATCAATACGAAAAAAATGATAAGAGATGGACTGAACGTTACGCCGAAATGGAAAAAAAGTGAATGACTATTGTAAGCCAATATGAAGTTTATAAAACTCAAACTGAAAAACGTATTTGTGAACTTGAAGAAATTGTAAAGAATCAAGATAGAGATAAATGTTTAGGTGATTTATGTCCTACTAAAATAGAATATAATAAGATCCTAGCAAAAAGATTAGAGAGAAAAAGAAACTCCGCTATGAAAAAATTTAATCAAAGCGGTACAAAACAGGAATAAGAATATGGATAATGCGAATGTAAAATTTAATGAATTGAAAGTAGATAAGGAAGATAGCTGCGTAATGTATAATGACGAGCTCCACAAATATTGGACAAAGAAAACCAATCAAGCGTGTATATCAGCAACTACACTAATCCATAAATTTGGAACATTCGATCCAATCTTCTGGAGTGCTTATAAAACATTAGAATCACTCATAACAGAAGATGAATTTAAAACAATTAAACCAACTCTTTTAGATAGAAAAAATTTTAAAGATGAACACTACGAATCCTTTGGTATAACTAAGGAAACGTTTGAAGAAAGAAAAGCCGAAATTCTAAAAGAATGGGATAGAAAACGAGATGAGTCTTGTATAAGAGGTACAGCAATCCATAAGCAAATGGAAGATGGACACTTAGATGGAAAGACTGCTGAGTTACAATATTTAAATTTGGGAGGTTCGTTTAAAACAGACATTACTAACAATCTAAAACCTGGAGAACAAGGTGTTTATCCAGAATTACTTTTAAGTAGAGTATCCGATGATGGGGAACTTAGAATTGCAGGTCAAGCAGATTTAATAATAGTAGACGGATATGATGTCTACATTTTAGATTATAAGACTGGAAAGAAGATGGATACTAAATCTTATTTCGACCGTAAATTAAAGAGATCATCTAAAATGAAATATCCTTTAAACAACCTTGATGATTGTAACTTCATGCATTATTCTATGCAATTAAGTTTATATGCTTGGATGATTCAAAAAGCTAATCCTCTTTTTAATATAAAGATGCTCTTACTTATTCACATTGATCACGACGGTAATGTAAAAAACTATGAGTGCGATTATTTAAAAGCAGATGTGGAAAGAATGCTTGGATATTATAAAACCCAAATTAAAAATGAAGAATTTAAAAAATCCAGAGAAAAAATTGTATTTTAAAATAGCCGTCGGAATTTTTGTATTCCTATTGGTGTGTATAGCATTCTCAATACAGAACGACAAATACAAAGTCTTAGATAATAATTATAAGATTGAACAATTAAAGGTTGACAGTTGTAATAAGAAAATAAAAGCATATGAATTATTGAACAGAAAAGCAGATAGCACTATATGAGTACTAGAGAAAAAGAATGATTCTCTTGGAGATATAAAACCAATAATATTAATGTACTATGATAAGAAAATTAAAAGTATTAACAGTGCTTCTGCTTATGAGCACGCTCGTTGGATGGACTCAATCGTCACCAAAGTGAACAGTATGAAAAAGTAATCCTGATACTATTATTACTTACAATTACACAAAAACTGATTTGACTAACGTTAGATTATATGTTACTGGATTGGAAGAAACTCGAGAGTTATATAACATCGAAATACAACAATCTAAAATAAAGGATTCTATAATTATTGAAAAAAATAAAAAATTAGATAACTTTAAAAATATAGTAATAGAAAAAGATTCTATTATAGGTTATACTGTTACAGAGTTTAATAAAGCAGACAAATGGGGAAAATCTCAAGAAGTCTTAAAAACTAAATATAAAAAACAAGCTGCAAGAACTCCATTATTTATGGGTATTAGTAGTGCAATAGGATTTATATTATGTCTATTATCAATAAAGTAGCACAAGGGTTCTTCAATGAACTAATGAATAAAGAAGCAGAAACACACACCAAACGAATGATTCATTGTAAACAATGTAAATTGTTATATAATGATAGTTTGTTTGGAGAAACATGTAATTCTGAATTATATGTAAATCCGGAAACAAATGAAGTTTCTACAACAGATAAACCAGGATTTAAGAATGGATGCGGATGTATCCTTAGATCCAAGACACGAGTACCAGATGCACACTGCCCTTTAGGCAAATGATAACAATGAAAATGTAATGATAATGAAAAATGTTTTATTTAATGGAGATGCAAAAGACATCTTAATTGAAGGAGTGAATTTAATAGGCGATGCTGTGTCAACAACATTCGGACCTAATGGAAAAAATGTTATAATCAAAGGACTCTCAGGAGTGTATATAACAAAGGATGGAGCAACCGTTGCAAAATATGTAAACGATGATGATCCATTTATTAGTACAGGTATTGAACTTATAAAAGGTATTGCAACTAAAACAGCAACTGATGTTGGAGATGGTACAACCACTGCAACTATTCTTGCTCAAACTTTAGTTAATACTTTAAAAGATAAGACTGAAAATCCAATTGCTATAAGTAGAGAGTTAGATAAAGAACTCAAACAAGTTATAGAATATTTGGAAAAGAATAAAAGAACAATCACAAGTGTAGAAGACTTAATTAAAGTTGCCACAGTATCTACAAATAATGATATTGAACTTGGTAAACTTGTAGCTGAAACTTATTTTAAAGTTACAAAAGATGGAGTAGTAACTATAGAAGATTCACAAGATACACATAATTCAGTTGTGTTTTCACAAGGAGTTAAAATTGAATCAGGATATAACTCACCATACTTTGTTAATACAACTAAGAGTACATGTGAACTAGAAAATGTATTAATTGCAGTTTTTAGAATACCTTTAACTGAGATTAAAGATATTGACGAAGTATGTAGTAGAGCTATGAGAGAAAAGAAAGCACTTCTTATTATTGCTCCAAAAATGGAATCCACAATACTAAGAACTCTAGTACATAATAATAATACAGGAAATCTAAAGTCTTGTTTTATTAGTTCACCCGGACATGGTATCTATAGAGAAACTTTACTTGATGATATCGAATGTATTGCTTCTACTTCAGTTTGTGAAAAAATTATAGTATCAAAAGATACTACATATCTAATAGGATGTGAATCTAACCAATCGGTTATTGATGCTAAAATATTAGAAGTAAAAAATACACTTAGTTGTAGTACAACTGAGTTTGAAATGACGTTTCAAAGAAAGAGATTAGCTAATTATATTGGTGGTATAGCTACTATATTTGTTGGTGGATATTCTCAAGTTGAAATACAAGAAAAGAAAGATAGATTAGAAGATGCTATTTGTGCGGTTAGAGCTGCTATGACAGATGGTATATTACCTGGTGGAGGTTTCTCATTACTTAGAGCTGCTAAACTTTTAGACTTAAAATATTTAAGTAAAGTATTGGTAATGCCTAATTTAATACTATCTGAGAATAAAGCAGATGGTATAGATATTTTCAATTTCTGGGAAGGTAAAGACTATAAGACTAGACAAATTGGAGACATGTATGAAATGGGAATCGTAGATCCTTTCCTAGTAACAAAGATAGCTTTAGAAAATGCAGTATCAGTAGCATCACTGATCTTAACTAATGGATGCACAATATTAAATATAAATTAAAAAATGACAATGATTATGGAAAAAGAAATTATGCCCCTTGGATTAAATATATTTGTACAGCCTTATGCTGTTAATCCTTATTTGCAAGTAGTATCTGCTGGTGGACTACAATTAACTAATGGAGAGTTTCAAAATCCTGATAGTGGAGAAGTTGAACAACTAACATCACATATTAAATGTGGAATAGTTTTAGAAGTTGGAAAAGATTGTAAACAAGTAAAAGTTGGAGATGATGTATTTTATAATGCGCATACAACTACACCAATTCCTTTTATGGGAAGGGGTTTTATACTAACACACGAACCTGGTGTTATGTGTATTATAAATGAAGGGTTAAAAGAAAGATTTAAAAACAATTAAACTATACAATTATGTATAATAATGAATGATTACAATTTGTAATAATGCAAAAAGAAACACTATGATTAATGAACAACGAAACAACGATAAGCAGTTTTTCCTACCTGGAGATGTAGTAAGTCTTAGACAAGATGTACCAAATAAACCCACTATGATTGTGGTAAAAAAAGTTACTAAAACTATTAGAACTTCTGATGTAAAGAATGATTTCTTCCAAGGAATTCAATGTATGTGATTCACAACAACTGGGGAGATTGTAAAAGATACTTTTAATACTAAAGATCTTTTGAAAATACAATAATGAGATCTGGAATATATTTAATTAGAAATATAAATAACAATAAATGTTATATTGGAAGTTCTAATAATTTAGAGTATAGAAAATGTATGCATTTTTCTAAATTAAAACATAATAAACATATAAATCAACATCTTCAAAATTCATATAATAAATATGGAAAAGAATCTTTTATATTTACTATTATTGAAGAATGTGAATGTATGAAAGAAATTCTATTAGATAGAGAACAATATTATATTAATACAATGAATCCTGAATATAATATTTTAAAAATTGCAGGAAGTACATTAGGTTTTAATCATTCTATTGAAACTAAACTTAAAATTAGTAATTCTACAATAGGTATTAAAAAATCTAAAGAACATTGTGAAAATATAAAAAATTCTCAAAAAGGTAAAACTTTAACAGATGAACATAAACAAAAATTATCAGAATCTGCAAAAAATAGAACTAAACAAGGACATACTACTAAAATAAATATAGATGGAATTAACTATGATTCTTTAAAAGAAGCATCAGAGTTATTAGGAATAAAATATAACACTCTTCAAAGAAGATTAGTTAATCCTAATTTTCTAAATTACATTAAATTATAATCACTAAACAATTAAAATGACCGACGAAAAGAAACAAGAATTATTTCCGTATTTCGCTTACACTTATTCTAAACAAATAAATCCAGAGAAATACGGAAATTTATCTTCTGATGAATGACAAACTGTAATACAGGATAGTCCAGAAGATATAGATCAGATTAGCCAGGCTGCTGGACAACTTGCAGATGAAGATTGAGATGCACTCGATCAACAATACTCTCAAGAACAACCTCAAGAAAATCAAGCGCAATATGCTGCAAAAGGAGCCAAAATTAAAAAACTAAAATCTATGAAATGTGGATGTGGTTGTAATATGGTTACTGTTAAAGAAGAAGGTGGTAAAATGTCATCTAAATGTGCTTGTAAATGTGGAGGTAAAATTAAACATCAAAAAGGTGGAAATGTTATACCATTAAAAAATGATGCAACAACTATAGCAAAAAATAAAGAAAGAATTAAATCACGTCCTGCTATTGCAACTAAAGATAGTACAGATGAATTATCTGAAAATTTAGCACATTTATCAATGGATAGTTATACAAGTTCTGGAGATTTAAAAAATCAATATGATAAAAAATTTGATGCAACTGCTTCTGCTTTAACTCGTCAAAAAAATAAAGGAAAATCTGGCTTTGATGCTAATGGATTTCCTAAAAAACAAAATGGTGGAATAATAAACAATAAAAAATCAAACAACATGAAAGAAAATTTAGGATCTATTCAAAGTATATTAGATTCATTTAAAAAAGGTGGTAAAATGAAATGCCAAAATGGTGGAGATCTAAGTCCTAAATCAGCAATAGTTGCTAAGAATGGTTCTAAAGCTCCTAAAAGAATTACAACAGAAAATAAATCTGTTGAAATAGAAACCGCTAAATGTGGAAAAAAATTAGCTAAGAAACAAGTTGGTGGTAAAGTTAAAGCATCTATTAATACTGCTGCTTCTGCAACTAGTAAATTACCAAAAATGAATTCTCAAAGTGGAGCTAATTCAAGTACTGTGCCAACAAATCCTGATGGATCTGCAAAAGCTCCAGCAAGAATTAAAAAAGGACAAACTGGAATTACAGCACCAGCACCCAAAAAAAATAAATTGCCAATTGTAAATGGTAAAAAAGTTCCTGATGATGGAGCTGACTACTCTGTACAAGGTCCAGCAAATAAATCTGAAAAGGTAAAAAAATCTTTTTCTCCTAAAAAATAAAAATTATGAAATTTTTTGTATATGATAATGTAAATGGAAATGTATCTCTCGAAGACACAAGTATACTTTTAATAAAGGAATTTGAAGCTTTGTTAGAAGATAATAGAAATAAAAGTAGTGCCGACAAAACGGGTAAAAAACGGTTGAGAGCATTTAAAGAATTTAAATTTATATATCTGTTCTTTGATTGAGAAAGTCCTTATTTTCAATATACAGAACAAGATAAACATGCAGAGGCTATGAAAGATTCAGGATTGTCAGACGAAGAGTTTGACGATCCTAAATTTAGAATGGCGTGTCAAAAATATGATGAAATCCAAAATTCATCATTAGACATAAAATTATTAAAGGCGGCAATGAATGCTGTTGATAATCAAATATTTTATTTAAGTAATGTAGATTTACAAGAAAGAGATCCTATTACGGGAAAACCAATCTTTAAAAGTAAAGACTTAATTGCTGAGATTAAAGGCTGTAAAGATTTAATATCTACTTTACGTGAATTACAAGTTCAAGTTAAGAAAGGATTAGAAATTGAAAGTAACGTAAGAGGTAATACTGAAATTGGATTATTCGATTAATTATGAAAGGATTTATATATAAATTAATATCACCAAGTGGTAAATGTTATGTTGGACAAACAGTCAACATGAAAAAAAGATTGAGTGAATATAAAACATTTCATAATTGTAAAAATCAGAAAAAACTATTTAATGCTATTAAGAAATATGGTTTTAATAATTTTGAACATAGTATATTAGAAGTAATAGATTTCGAATTAAAATCAGAATTACAAGATAGATTGAATGAATTAGAAATTGAATATATTTCAAAATATGATTGTGTAAAAACTGGATATAATATATGTAGTGGTGGAAATCAACATAGATTAGGAGTAAAAGAAACTGAAGAACAAATTCAAAAGAAAAAAGATCGTTGAACTGATGATATGAAAAAGAATCAATCTGAAAAATTTAAAGGAGAATTAAATCCAAGATTTGGAAGTTCTGAAAAAACTTATTCAAAAAAAGTTAATCAATATGATAAAACTGGAAAATATATAAAAACTTGAGAAAGTGCTGCAATTATTGAAAGAGAACTAGGTTATAGTGCTAAAAATATAGGTAGTGTTTGTTTAGGAAAGAATTTAACAACATGTGGGTTTATTTGAAAATTTTATATTGATTCTAAAGATAATATAATTCCAGAAAAAAGCAAAAGAGGAAAACAATCAACTAAAGGAATTCATACTATTTCTATAATACAATATTCAAAAGATAATATTTTTATTAAGGAATTTGTTAGTATAACTGATGCAGAAAAAGAATTAAATATAAATCATGCTAATATTTCAGCATGTGCTAAAGGTAAAAGAAAAACAGCGGGAGGTTTTATATGAAAATACTTGATGGAATAACATGAGATTTTGGTCCAGATGATAAAATTGAATATTTCGATAGTTATAAATCTTTCTTTATGACTAAATATCGCCCTATTAATGATGTTGATGCATTAGACTTTAATCCTGATTGATTTAGAGAAGATGCAATTAACAAATTAAAAACAGGTAGATATAGTCCATCATCTATACCTATGGGTTCTAAAACTCATAGAGATTGATGGAAAGAAAGAATACGTAGATGTAATGAAGGATATGAAGTCAATGGTTATCGTATAACTGGAGATAATTATTTCTTCATTAATTTTTATAACCTTAAATCTTCTGATTCAGAAACAATTAATCAATCTTATGGATTTCCTGAGTTTCTTGTTTTTCAATACGAATATTTCCATTACTTGGAAATGTGTGAAAAATTAAAGAAAGATACTTCAGTACTTAAAAGTCGTGGTATCGGATTCTCGGAAATGGCTTCTAGTTTTATAACTAGACCATATACAACAATTCCTAACTTTCGTTCAGTAGTTTCTACGTTTTCAGAAAAGCATTTGAAACCAACACTTGATAAGATATGGATTCAAATGGATTGATTAAATGAAAATACAGAAGGAGCTTTCAAAAGGGTTAGAATGGTAGCAAATTCTAAGACTCATAAAAGAGCATCTAAGAAAGATAAAGATGGTGGTGAAGCGCCAGACAGTCATAAGTCAGAAGTAGAAGGATTAGTATGTGATGAACCCGATAAGTTAAGGGGTGATAGAACACAAATTCTAATTTACGAAGAAGCAGGAGCAGATCCTGTTTTGATGAAAAAATGAGTTAAAGGTACTGCATTAATAACAGTACTTGGAGGTAAACGCGTTGGTAGAAAGATTGCATTTGGTACAGGTGGATCATCTAAAGCTAGTTCTATGGAAGGACTTAAAAGAATGACAAATGATCCAACTGCATATAATATTTTACCTGTTAAACATAATTATACTAGAGATGGTAGATACATATTAAGTGGATTATTTATTCCAGCTTATAGAGTTGTTTATGATTTAGTTGATAAACGAGGATGATGTAATTTAGAAAAAGCTAAAGATTGGTATGAACAAGAAAGAATTAAATTAGTTAATAGTCCAAAGGATTTACTAGAATTTAAGTCAGAGTATTGTTTTACTATTGAAGAAGCTCTTATACAACATGCTGATAATTTATTTCCTAGAGAAGAACTTGCAGAACAACTTGCACAAATAGAAATTTACAAATCAACTCCTACAATACATTCAGGACATCTTGTATGAAAACGAGATGGAGATGATAGAGCAGATGGGGTTAAATGAAGAGAGGATGCACAAGATGGAAAAATCCAAATTATAGAACATCCTTTAATGTCCGAATTAGGGACAGATTATAAAAACTTATACGTAGGTGGAATTGACTCTATTGATATTGGTACTGCTGATTCAGCAAGTGCTGATGGTAAAGGATCTGAATTTTGTATTGTTATAAAGAAAAGAGTGTTCGGACAATCTGATCCTGTTTATGTAGCAATGTATAAAGACAGACCTAAAGATCCTAGAGAAGCTTACGATGCAGCAGCAAAACTATTAACTTATTATGGATGTCAAGCTGTATTAGAATCAACAAGAACAGCTATTATTACTTATTTTAGAGATAAAAAATATTTACATCTATTAATGAAAAGACCAAGGTCTACAATGCCTGATGTATCTAAAGGTAATAGTCAAATGTATGGAACTCCTGCAACAGTTAAAGTTATTCTACATTATCGTGAATTAATATATGATTACATTTTGGATTACTCCCGTACAATGGCGTTTAAAGATATGGTTGATCAATTATTAGATTATACGGATGAAGGAAAGAAAGACTTTGATATCGTAGCTGCAATGGGAATGTGTGAACTTGGTGATGAAGAAATGTCAGTTAAACGTCCTGAAGCAAAAGAAGTAGAAGGTAAAGGATTCCAAAACATAGGTTGGTGAACAGATAATAAAGGTTATAAACATCATGGTATAATACCAGCAAAAGACAATAGAGATGGACGAGCTAGAATTAGCGCAAGCGATTCGTGATTATATAAAGAGCTGATATAAAGCTGACTATACAGGATTAATAAGAGTTGATAAACTCAATCCTGGTTATAAGTGTGTTTTAGGTATTCCAAGTTACATGGTGCAAACCTCATTTGCTATAGACTGTGAAACTGACGAAGAATTCTTAAATTATGTATACACAGAATTAAGAGTTAGAAATTATGTTAGACAAGAAGTATATAAAGTATATAGAAACTCTGAAACAAGAGAAGAATAAAAATGGATAAACAAATTGACGATAAAGAAAAAGATATAATGGATAATATAGATAGAGCTATTAATGAATTGGTTTATGAAAAAACCCAAATCATTAAAGCCTATAACTATTATCATGGTAAAAGAGACCCTGAACAATTCAGACATTTAGAAGAAAATTATGGGATAGGTACTCCTACATCAATTGAATTTGTACCATTAGTTAGAAAACACGTAGATGTTTTAATTGGTGAATACTTATCAACGCCAGTTCTTCCTAAAATTTCTTGTAAAGACCATACAACATTATCAAATATTGATAGAGATAAACAATTACACATACATGATAACATTGCTAAAGAATTAAATAAGCATTTAAAGAATGCTGTATATAGTTCTACAATAGGATCAGATGCTCCTGATAAACAAATTGAATTAGAACTTCAAGAATTACATGAATCACTCGATAGAAATTTTATGTCTAACTATGAAATAGCAGGACAAAATATAGTTGATTGAACAATGCAATCTCGAATAATTGATTTTGAAAATCAAAGAAAAATATTACTAACAGATTTATTAGTTAGTGCGACAGCTTATTATAAAGTATGTCCATCAGTTAGTAAATCAAATGTAAAACTTAGAGTATTAAATCCAATAAATACATTCATTGATAGAAATCCAGAATCACCTTATCTTAAAGATTCGGCACGTTCTGTAATTAGAGATTATTTAACTAAGGATCAAATACTTGCAAAGTATGGAGATTCATTAAAACCTGATGATTTAGAATCATTAGATACATTACAAGATTTTGCTAATGATGGATCAGCAACAACTTATCTTAGAAGTTATGATTCAGTTACAGGAAATACAATGTCAGATGGTATACTTGGGGGATTTGAAATAACTCCTCTATTACCTTATGAAAGAAGTACTTCTAAATATTTTAGAACTTTTCCAGTATATGAAGTTGAATGATTAAAGACTGAAAAAGAAGATGACAAATATATTACTAATCGTTATGAAGGTGTACGTATAGCTACTAATATTTATATTACTACAGGTAAATGTGAGGATGTAGTTAGAAGTGTAGATGATAAAACACATTGTACATTAACAGTAAATGGTATGTTCTATTCTGATAGAAATGGCGATCCTTTCTCTCTAGTATTAAAGACAGCGAATTTGCAAGACAAATATGACTTGATTAATTTTATGAGAGATAACGTAATATCTGAATCAGGTACTGCGGGAGATTTAATTGATATAGCTCACTTACCTAAAGTATTAGGTGCAGATTTAGCTGAAAGATTAATGAAATTTAAAGCTTATGGTAAAGCTGGTATGAAATTATACGATTCTTCACAAGAAGGTCAAATGCTTAATACTGCTATGAATGGATTTGATGATACATTAAAATTTAATACTATACAAGCTTTTGATTTAGCGATTCAAAGAATTGAAGATACTTGTTCAATGATTACAGGTGTATTTAAAGAAAAATTAGGTGGAATAGAACAACGAGATGCTGTAACAAATGTTGCAGTAGGTGTAAGAAATTCTTCTTATATTACTAAACAATACTATCAAATTATGGACTTAATAACAAGAGAAATCTTAATTGATATTCTTAATCTTGCTAAAATTGTTTATAAGAAAGGAATGAGTGGGTCACTTATATTAGGTGATAGATTAAATAAAATATTTACAGCATTACCTGAACATTATACAACAACTGATTATGATATTCATATTGGTGATAGTTCTGAAATTATGAAAGAACAAGAAACTATCAAACAATTAGGAATGGAATTAGTAAAAGGAGGATTGGTTGATCCAGAAACATTAATTGAAATTATTACATCGAAAGGTTTAACTAAAATGAAAGAAGATGTTAAGTTATCATTAGCTAAGAAGAAAAAAGAAAATGATCAACTTGGACAATTACAACAACAATCCGAACAATTACAACAACAATTAAAACAACTTCAACAAGAAAATTCAAAACTACAAGCTCAGGTTGGTAAAAACAATCAAGAGAAAATGGAGATGGATAGAGAAAGATTATCATTCGATAAAGAACTTGGATGGTATGAAGCTAAAAATTTATCAGAATATAATGCTGCTAAATTGGAAGACGATAAAACAAGAATCAAACTTGAAGGAGCACAATTATTAGATGCTAATCATCGTAATGATGAAGTTAGAAACAGCTAAACTTATTTATATGTTTAAAGAACTAAAACAAAGATGGACCACAGAAAGTCCAGCAATATTTAAAAAAATAACTAATATATCTATTATACTCGGAGGTGCAGCCTTCGGTATATTAGTTATGAATGGAGTTATAGATTTACAACAATATGGAGTTGCTCCAATTATTTTTAAGGTTTGTGGATACGTGTTAGTAGCATGTGGTGCAATGGGATTAACTTCTAAAATAACTAAACAAGACTAATAATCATGATTCAAATAAACTTACTAAGAATTTCACCAGATAGTAAATATCTAGAATTTAGTGTAGAGTGTCCAACAAATTATTTATTTAATAAACTATTTATTAAGAAATATGATGCTATACCAATAAATAGTACAGATGATCTTTGAAGAGATGTATCACATCTATTACAAAGAACTTCTACAAAAGAAATTATGAGAATATCTACTGAGGCTTTAAGTGGATTTCAAATTGAACCTGGTGTTGATGGTAATTTGGCAAGTACATTATTTTATGTGCAATTTGGAGTAGAGTGAATTGAACCTACACCAGGTAATCCAACATTACCAGTACCACTTATACCAGATGTTATTGGAGTAACATCAGATGTAAATAAAGTATATATTCTTTTAAAAGATTACTTACTTAATTTAGATGCAAGATGTATTACAACAAATGATTATCAAACATTAATCAGAAATTATATGTTCTTATATGCTCATTTAGAAGCCATGAGACTTGAACGATTTGATGATGCTGAAATGTTTTATGATATTATAAAGAAACAATTTATCTCTTGATCACCTTGACTAAGAAGTGATAATTCAAGAGTATTGAATGATTGTAATTGTAAATAAAATGGAAGAAGTTAAACAATCAATAGTATCAACTACAGTTAAATATTTGAGAAATCTTGAATATTTAGCTATAGATGATAAAAAATTATCAAATGACATAATGGCTTTAATTGTAGTCGATGAAGTATTTGATTGAGCAAGTTGATCAGGAGAACCTTCAACAGTACAAGTAAAACTAAAGAAATTTAGAAAAGATATAATTAGAAACAATCCTAAGATTATAGAAGAAATGCAAAGAACTAATGAATTCTATAAAAATGTAAATACACCACAAACTATTTATACATGACAACGTGTATACGATAATGTAGATGTAATTACAGTTGATGATCCTAGTGGTATTATTCCAGAACCTTATACACCTCCATATTTCTGAGGTAAAGTTGTAAGTAATACTAAACCAAGTAAAAATCAATCATTGATTAATTCTGGAACTATGGTTTATGGAGATCCAAGTGAAGCATTAAACATTCCTTACAACTCTAATAATACAGATTATTTATGGTTTGCAATTCCATCAGATATTCAATCTAAAGCAATATGATATGTTGATAATCAAAATAGTGGAGATATAGGTGGAACAAGAAATCTATTTGATACTGAAACTATAATGACAATTAGAATTCCAGAAACACTATTAGATAAAAGTTATAAAATATATATGACTAATTATTCAACACAAGTAGCTTCATTATATGTAGCAGAATCACTTGGACAAATACCTGCATAATATGGCAATAGATTTTAATGATAACTTACAAATACGAGCACCAAAATCTATTGATGATAGATACGGTCCTTGAGAAACAATTGAAGAGGGGTTAATTAATGTACCTCGTCCATATAGACATGATAAATTAACTTTAAATATTAACGGAGTTGAATATTGATTTAGAAACGGGTTAGAAGATGTTGATTTAATAGTTAAAGAATATGGTAGTGGTGGAGATACAAGTAAATGAGAACAATCTACAATGTTAGTCCAAGATGTTAAATATGGAAGACTTTATAATTGATATATTGTAATAGATTCTAGAAGTATAGCACCTAGTGGTTGACATATTCCAACTTTATCTGATTTTCAAACATTAAGTAATTTTTTAGGTGGAGATGATGTTTCAGGTGGAAAATTAAAAGAAACAGGAAATACTTATTGAGAAAGTCCAAATGTAGATGCTTCTAATAGTGTTAATTTTAATGCTAGAGGTTCAGGAGTAAGAGATACAGATGGTTCATTTTATTTAATAAATAGACATTTGGGTTTTTGAGCTTATGATGAATATAGTAATTCAGAAGGTAAACTAATTGATATTAGTAATGATAATGCATATGTTTTATTAAGTGTTCCAAGTATAAAAGAAACTGGAAGATCAATTAGACTTATTAAAGATAATTCAATTAATGAAGGTAGTATTGTAATTGATGGAATTACTTATCATTCAGTAACTATTGGTAATCAAGTTTGATTACAACAGAATTTAGCTACAACCCATTATCAAAATGGTGATTTAATTGGTTCTGATTTTAGTGGTACAGAAGGGGCTGTAGCTGCGTACAATAATGATGAAAATACTGTTTATAATCTTATAAATGGAGAAGATCCTATTCATATTAAACCAAAAGATAATAAAAGAATTAATGCAGATATTATAGATGGGTTGCCAATAAAAAATCCTGTAATTATTAACTTTACTGAAGCTGGTGTTTTTGATGTTTTAAATACTTATGACATAATAATAACAAATGGTACAAATATTAACTTATGATTACCAGTAATAAATGATGTTGTTGACGGAAAACAATTAATATTTAAGAATGAAAATTCTACAAATGTTAGTAATATACTGGTTTTAGATCTTGATGCGCAAATTGAAAATTTAGGACATGGAGTACCTTATCAAATTCCACCTAATAGTTCTATAACATTAATAACTAATAGAATTAGTAATAAATGGGATATTATAAGTGAATATATTCCACCTAAAAATATAATACAAGAAACTCCAACTGGTGCTACAGATTCTGTTAATACTGAATTCGTTTTATCTAAAGAACCAAAAGATATATTTAACTTACAGGTTTACGAAGATTCGGGTGTATCATACGTTGTTTCTTATTTTGATGCAAATACAATATATTTAATTGATACCCCAGGGTCACATATAACTTGTAGATATATTCCAAAATAATTATATATTTTAAAATAAATAAATGATACAAAGCAATATACTATTAACAGATATTGTAATTCCTACAGTAGATAATTTAATAGTAACTGATGTACCAGATGAAGTAACAGTTAAAGATAGCGATATTATATCAACTACTTTAACTGTTACTTTATTAAATTCTGAATTCATTCAACATGAATCTCAGAATAATCCATCATTATTAGATTTGAATACAACAGAATTCAATAATCTTTCAAATGAAATAGTAGTAACACCTACTATACAAAATAATGGGATGTTATTAAATACTGATATTCCGGTATACGATAATGCAGTTCCTACAGATTTATCATTGAATACTAATTCACCAAGTAATAATGATGTATTAGGATCATATGAATCTGTAAATGCAATCCCAAGTATCACACCAGGATCTGGAAGTTTATTTCCATCCGATCCAACATTACTTCCTCAAATTAATAGTTTGTTTGAATTATTACAATACTTATCAGAAGTAATGATGAGATTTAATAGTGACCCAAATTATTATATGCAAGATGATTTTGCAATATTAGTTAAAACGATTACTAATGCTTTGATTCATTTATATTTAAATGCTCCATTATCTACTGGAGAAGTAGAAGGATTATATGCAGCATTAGGAACTAAAGTTGATAAAATTCTCGGAAAAGGATTAAGTACTAATGATTTAACAGATGAATTAAAAGCTGCTTATGATTCCGCGTTCTTAGAAACACATTTACATAGTAATAAAGCAGCATTAGATTTAGTAAGTGGTAAGAATACTGGAGATCAAGATTTATCAGTATTACAACCAAAAGAAACTGGAAAAGGATTATCTACTAATGATTTTACTAATACATATAAAAATAAATTAGATGGAATTCAAACTGGAGCAGAAGCAAATGTAAATGCTGATTGAAATGCAACTAGTGGAGATACTTTAATATTAAATAAACCTAATATTCCAAGTATAACAGGATTAGCAACTGAAACTTATGTTCAAAATTATGCAGAACCTAAAAAAGGAACTGATGATAATTATGTAACTGATTCAGAAAAGACAAATTTACATGCACCACATAGTGATGATCAAGATCTATCTGGATTAGTTGTAAAAATTCCTGGATATTCTTTAGTATTAAATGTAGATATTGCTAAAATACACGTAGCTCATAGTGATGATCAAGATTTAACACCTTATGAAACTATTGCTAATAACAATATTAAATTAGCTACTAAAGAACCAGCTAATGCTAATATACAAGCTCACATTACTAATACAAATAATCCTCACTTTACAACTAAAGCACAAATTGGATTAAGTCAAGTAGATAATACTAGAGATATAGACAAACCTATATCAATCTTAACTCAATTAGCTTTAAATACTAAAGAACCTAATATAACATCAGGATTAATTACTGATTACTGAAGAGGTGATAAAACATTCCAACCTTTAAATAAGGCTGCTGTAGGTTTAGATAATGTAGATAATACATCAGATTTATTGAAACCAATATCTACTGCTACACAAAGTGCATTAGATTTAAAATTAGATGTATCATTAAAAGGAGCTAATAATGGATTGGCAGAACTTGATTCAAATGGCTTTGTAAAAAATTCACAATTACCATCTTATGTAGATGATGTATTAGAATATACTTCTATAAGTTTATTTCCTACAGTTGGAGAATCTGGTAAGATATACATAGACACAACCACTAATTTAACTTATAGATGAGGTGGAACTACTTATGCTATTATCAGCTCATCTTTAGCTTTAGGAGAAACTTCAGCAACAGCATATAGAGGAGATCGTGGAAAAATTGCTTATGATCATTCACAAATAAATAGCGGTAATCCACATGGATTAACTTTATTAGATATTGGAGCTCAAGCTCAATTAAATGGTACTGGTCTAGTTAGAATGTCTGGAACTTCTATTACTTATGATAATACATCATATGTTTCTGGAACTCCATGAACATCAGTTGGATATTGATACTCAGGTAGCCATCCTACCACAACTAGTGGATATGGTTTACCAGATTATCCTACAACTTTACCAGCTAGTGATGTTTATTCATGAGCTAAAGCTTCTACAAAACCAAGCTACGCTTATTCAGAAATAACTTCTAAACCTACATTATTATCTCAATTTACTAATGATTTAGGTAATTATGGTTCATTTGTTACTGGTACTCCTTGGACTGGATATGGATATCTTACTGGTATAACTGGAACTCAAGTTACTACAGCATTAGGATACACTCCCTATAATTCTACAAATCCTAGTGGTTATATTTCTAGTATAACTAAATCCCAAGTTGAAGGAGTTCTTACTGGACTAATAACTACTCATACACATAACTATTTATCTAGTTTTACTGAAACTGACCCTATATTTATTGCATGGAATAAATCTACTGGCATAAGCATTACTAAGTCGCAGGTTAGTGATTTTCCAACTAATCTCAGTCAATTTAATAATAATCTTGGTAACTACGGTGGATGGATAACTGGTATCAACTCAGGAATGGTTACTACTGCTTTAGGTTATACTCCACTACCTACTAGAACATTCGGTTCAGCAGCCAGTAGTAACACTGGAGACTTTGTATCTTCTAGTGGGACTTTAGGCTCTAGTATAACACTAGGAACAGTATATAATGGAACTGCTAATCAATCCGTACCTACTAATTTACTAGGAGGTTACTCTAACGGATATGTTTATAATTTTACACAAAATCAAATACAATCTTGGTTAGGTCTAGGTTCATCGGCTTATACCAACAATAACGACCACATATTAAACCAAAATAGCTCTGCACAATCTGCAAATATGTGGATTAGTGGGGATGTTACAGCGTATGGAAAAGGCAAATTTGGTGTAACATATCATAGTGTTGAATTAAGAGCATTGGATTCTGATTATGGTAGTGCTATGTACTTATATGCCGATGGTGGAACTGACCAAAGAGTTTATAGAATTGCCAACAAATACAGTGGAAGTGGTACTGATTTAGTAATTGATTATTCTGATGCTAGAGCATACAATACAGAAGCTATTGCACATACTTATACAGAAAGATTTAGGTTAAGTAAAACAGGAGCAGTAACTTTTACTTCTACAGTAAATGCAACTCAACTACAATCAACAGTAGCAACTGGAACAGCACCATTAACTGTAAATTCTACTACTATGGTGGGGAATTTGAATGCTGAAATGGTAAATGGTTTAAAATACTATGGCGCTGATTTTGCGTCTACGGTAAGTTATGTAATGGTATACGATGCCCCTAATGCTAGAATGAGTCCTGCTACTAGTACTCAAATTAGAAATTTTATTGGCGTAAATAATATTGCTACACAAGATTTATCAAGTTTATCAACAAACTACATTCCTAAATGGAATGGGAGTAATTTTGTAAATAGTTTGATAAGTGATGATGGGACAAATGCATCAGCTAGAGGTGATTATTTTGCTATTAATATACCATCTAATAATTATTCAGGTAAATTAAAATTTGGTTCAGGTTCTTCTTTTGACTATTTTATTAGTAGTGGAGATAATTATGGGTCAATGATTTTTAATTCTGTTGGACAGTGGGGAAACAAAGCCTTTACTTTTAATTATGCAACTACTCCCTTATTGACTATTGAAAGTAATGGAGTAGTAAGTATACCAAACACAACTCAATCACTATCACCATCAACAGGAGCATTAGTTCTTAATGGTGGGATGGGAATTAACGGAAGATTATCATTGCCTAGCGGTTCAGGTTGGGTAGGAATGTTATCATTTGACCATAATGTATCTAATGGTAGTTCTAGGAAATGGTTCATACATACAGATTATCAGTCTTATGGAGATTTTGCAATTACTACTCAATCAACCCAAAGTGCTAATACAGTACCCGATATTGGGAGGTTTTATATTAGCCCTAATGGTAATACTGGGATTGGATATATTTCTGACCAAGGGTATAAGTTGGCAGTGAATGGTACTTTAATGGCAACTGGAACTGTTAATACTTATGCAGGTGAGGGAATAAAAATGATTGCTGATGCCGCTTATTTGAGTGGTTATAATTCAGCAAATACAGTTAGACAAGGTTACTTACAGTTTACTGGCAATGCAGTATATATTAGTGCTGAAAGTGGAACAGGTGATATTGCTCTAATTAACAAAAGTGCTGTGCTAATTAGAAATGATGTTGGAGGTGAGGCAAGAATACAATTACAAGGTTCACAAGCAGGAGTTAAGCAATACTATATTAAAAATTCAATACAAGGAATTTCAAACACTGGATTTTCAATTAGAAATGCTTCCGATGGTACAACTCCATTTTATATTGATGGAAGTGATAATTCTCATTTCAATGGTAATGTTACTGCTAGTAATTTTATTTCAAATGGAAATGTAATAGCAGCGGGTGAAATAGTAGCTTATAGTGCATCTGATGAACGGTTAAAAGAAAACATTCAACCATTAAATAATTCTTTGGACGTAATCAATAAATTAAATCCAGTGCAATATAATTGGAATGAAAAAGCTAAAGAATTAAACCCAAATAAGGATGAAAAAACAGATGTTGGTGTTATTGCTCAGCAATTAAAAGAAGTACTTCCAAACCTAGTACATAACATTTATAACGATGAATTTTTATCAGTTGATTATATCAAGTTAATACCATATTTAATCGGAGCAATTCAAGAACTAACACAAGAAATAAATACTTTAAAAAATAAATAATATGGCATTACCATCAACAAATATTACTACTACATTAGTAGGGCAAGAACTAGGTTTAAATACTCATAATGTATCAACATTGTGTTTGAGTTCATTAGTTAATGAATATGGTTTTAATAGTCCCGATTATAAAGAACAATCTGCATACTTTGGAAAAACACCATATCAAAGACAAAATGAAAATCAAACAGTTTTCCCAAAACAAGGTTATCCGCTTGGGGTTTTTAGAAATTATGACCACAACTGGATAACGTTCACTGGAAACAATGGGTATAAAACTAGCGATTCAATAAATTATTATTCACCTATATATATGAGATTACCTATAGTATATGCAAAAGAAGATATGAGCACAAAAACACCTGTTACAATTGCTCATACTTTTGATGTATATTTTAATAGATATGGTAATGATTTTGTACATACAAACTTTGTAAAAATGATAAGTGACCAAACAGGATATTACCCATATTTTCAATTTCAAATTAACCCACAAAGCCCACCCGATGGTGGTAGTGCTTTAACTGTTGGTTCAACAGCTTGGTTTAAAGTTGTACATAAGAGTTCACCCGATAGAAGATGGATAAGTGGTATTGATGCAATCTCTAATAATGGAGATGGTGAATGTTATATTTTTTCTGTAGTAATACCATCAGACCCTTGGACAAATTCAATGAGATATACAGATTTGACTTTCTTTGCATATAGAAAAACAGGTAATTCGGGTATAATTGCATCATTAAATATTTTAGGTGATTTGAGGGTTCAAAACAATAATGTAAATATCAAATTTGAAATTGCATCAGATTCTAATTTTACTACTAATGAGTTCCTAACTAACACATCAGCTACTTGTAATGCTAATACTACAAGTCCAGGAACATCAGTACAAAGTGGCTCAGCATATTTTGATTTATCAAGTGCAATATCAAAATTTTCTGTAGGTTCAACAATCTATTATAGAGTGAATTTTAATAATGATGGATGGTCACAAACTTACTCAGCTATCGTTTCAAATCAACCACCATTACAATAATATCAAATAAATGTAATATGAAAATAGTATCAAAATGATTCACGTATGAAGAACTAGTTCATACAGATAAAAAGATAGTAAATATTCCTAATGAAACACAAGTAGCTAATCTGCAAAGATTAGTACAAATGTGTTAGATCCTTTGAGGGAATTGTATGGTAAACCAATTAAAATTAACAGCGGTTTTAGAAGTCCAGATGTAAATAAAGCGGTTGGTGGTGTAAGTACTTCTGGTCATTTATTAGGTACTTGTGCTGATTTAGATTGTGATGATAATGCTTTACTTTATAAGCTAATAAAAGAACATTTTGAGTTTAGACAGTTGATAGATGAACATAATTTTGCCTGAGTTCACATAGAATATAGAGAAGGTGATAATAAGAAACAACTAATAAAAACGTAATGATAGCAATAAAGAAATATTTAATTATACTGCTGGCTTCAATAGCTTTGATTTGTGGGGTTTTATTGTGGTTTTCATATAACCACACAAAACAACTGAATGAGGAGCTAAAAACGGCTACCAATAACTATAAAGCATCAGTTAGAAAGAACGTAGTTTATCAATTTACTTTAGCTGATTTGAAGGATAGTAAAGATTCATCTGATTTAAAAGTAAAAACGTTGATAGGTGAATTAAAACTTAAACCTAAAAAGGTAACTGAAACGGTTTTTATAAATTCCCAAACACAAATAAAAGATACTGTAACATTAAAAGACAGTGTGTTTATTCGTGATTATGAAGCTAAAACTGGTGATGAATGGTACAGCCTAGATTTGAAATTTAAAGCACCAGATACGCTTAATGTAGATTTGAAAGTAAGAAATGAAGTAATAGCAATTACTTATGATAAGCGTGAAACAATAAAACCACCAAAGAAATTCTTTTTGTGAAGGTTGTTCCAGAAAAAACAAACAATACAGGTTATAGAAGTGAAAGAACTAAATCCTCATTCAGAGGTAAAAGACTTTCGATTTATAAAGGTGTTAAAATAGAAACAAATAAAAAAGTAAGTAATGAATTTGAAAGAAACAAAATTGAACGTACAATTAGCAGTAGCTTGTGTATTGGTGTTGGCTGGGATATGCCTTTTATTTATGGGTTTTTGAGTAGTACCCATTGGAGTTATACATAACAGTATTTTAGTAGCCTTTGGGGAAATATGCACCTTTGCAGGTGCTTTGTTTGGGGTAGATTACCAATATAAAAAGATTGGTAAATAATATTGAAGTCTGTAGTCTTTGTTGATTACAGACTTTTTTTTACTTTTGTCAAAAAATAACAATATTATGAGTGTAGTAGATCAGTTTGATATAGACGATTGTATAGAAGAAGAACCATTATTAGAATATGTATGTAATATGGTTTATACGCACCTTCCAGATGCAGATTTTGATGCTGAAGGAAATGGTATGTTAATGTGTTCATTGAATGGATTATATACTTTTGTGCAAAATTATAATCAAGGTACAATAAAAACCAATTTTACTTATAATGATTATATGAATGGTGATGAAGAAGATAAAAATATACAACTCATATTAAAAGCGTTTAATATAGATTCTAAAAAGTTTTGGTATTTTCTGTTATTTGCATTTGATTTTGCATATACTAATTGTGTAGGTGGTTTGGTTGCAAAAGAAAGTCCAGCTGGTCAAATGAAAAAATTTGTAAAAGCTATAGATGATAATTCAACAGGTAAAATTAATGGTAATGATATTGAATTTAAACAGAAAGCTACTATTACGTTGAAAATTGGTAAAAAAAGTATTGTCATAGATAATAATACAGCGATTTATTTAATGGCTTCGTTATGTGATGAGGAATTGAACGGTTTAAAAACTGGTAGTGTTTTAAATTCTGCTAAGCTTGAAGAAAGTAATTCTAAAGATGCACCAAATTATGCACGTATTTGTCTATTCACTAAAATAATGATTGACTTCTTTAAACAATATGTTGTAGATAAACCTGTTAAAAATGGAGATAAAATAGCATCTTTGAATAAATTTACTTTTATTTCAAAATTAATATATCTTACAGGTATATATAATAATGAAGATTGGTTATATGGCGATGAACATTTAAAGTCCTGTTATAGAGAGTTTAAAACCAAAACACAAGACTTTAGATTTAATAAATATTCTGCTATGTGGCATTAATTAATGCGGGGTAGGTAAATTAGACCATTTTAACCATTACTTTTGGGCTTTTCATATTGTCGCACCTTTGTATCGCAATCACAAACAAACTAAAACAGATTGCTTTATTTAAATGAATAAAAATATTCAAAGTGCAGATGCTGCACAAGTAAAAAAAGTAGGTCAGAGAAAAGAATCAATAGATTCTTATGGTACTTCATTTGGTAAGTTATTAACATCTGACGAGCTACTAAAAAGGTGTGATGAACAACTTGAAAAGTGTGAGAAATGGACAGCTAATTTAACAGCATTGAAAGCTGAAAAAGAAGCCGAAATTAAAGCACAAAGAATTGAAGCATTAAAGACTTCTGTAAGTACTATGAGTGCAGAAGAGAAGGCAGAAATTATTAACCTTTTAAATGCTTAATATTATGGGTGAAATTTTTGTAATTGGACAAGAAGATGTTTTTAAGAAAAACATCAAACAAATGGTTTTTAAAAATTTAGCTGAGGAATCAGATAAAATTAGAATGAGTGCAATGATATCTGGTATGATAAGTAATACATACTTAACAAGTACTCATACATTTACACCTAAATTAGAAGCGTTATTACAACCTATTTTAGACGAAATAGCAAAGTCAGATGAGTTTATTAGTGCCTTAAAAGCTATTACTGGTAGAAATATAATGCCACCTGCATTATATAGTTCTTTAGCAGAGGGTGATATTTTCGACATTAATTTAGTATTTGGTAAAGAAAACGACCAAACAGTACAAACAACAAACAACATTATGGAAGGTAAAACAATTAAAATAGTAGTTAGAGAAGTAGTAAGACGTGAAGCAGAACTGGTTATCGGTAAAGATATAACTGAACTTGATGCAAAGAAATTGTTGACAATCAGTCAAGATTGCGAAAGAGGTAGTAAAGAATATGATCTAATTAATAAATATTTAGTTAGTAATTCTACTGATTGTAATGATATTGATCCAGAAGATTCAGAAGATTATACAAGTATTGATATTGAATTAGAAGACTAATCAATAAATCAATCCAAATTTAAAAGGCTGTTACAATTATGTAGCAGCCTTTTTAGTTTGTATTCAGTTGTGTGTTGATTAGTCTTTATATGTTTTGTAGTTGATAATATTACTTACTGATGATAAACAAATATTAAACATATCTGCTATTTCCTTACGAGTATGTGTATTATTACTTATTCATTCTCTTATTTGATTAGCATCAGTATTAGTTAACTTTGATCGTCTTGATCTTTCCCCTTTAGGATTGATTGGTGTTAGTCCTGTTCTAAAGGCGTGTTTAATATTATCTATATTACTTAGTCATTCTAAATTTTCAACTGTGTTATCTTCTTTAATTCCATTTATATGATTAACTGTTAGTGTTGTATCATTGGTTCATATAAACGCTTCTGCTACTAATCTATGTACTCTCATAGATCTTTTGTGTCCGTTGCTTGAAAGATTAAGTACTCAGTAGCCGTCTTTATCTGGGTGCAACTTCATTATCTTTTGTGTTCTTAAATTAAATACTACACCTGTGTTACTTATGGTGTAGTTTGGATAGTTTGCAATTGTTTTTACTTCTCACATATTATTTTGTTATTGGTTAATAACCACAAAGTTAACAAAATAATTACAACAAAAAACTATCATACACTTAATATTTAGAACATAGTTATTATAGTGTAACTAACATATTATTTTACAATAAATATATGTTAATATGCTGATTGTTAGATCAAAGCGTTGATTGTTAACGTCACACCCCCATATGGGGTCAAAATGTTATTAACTAATGGAGTAAACCTCACCCCTCCCTCCCTTACACGAGAGGTATTTTTTCAAAAATCTTAAACCTCATTTACTACATAATTCACGTAAAAACTAAATTTCAAGCTTAAATCTTATTCTAAATTGATTATCATTATAATCTGAACTGACTATTTTAAACCTGCCTATTTCGGCTGTATTTTCAACGTGTTCACCAATACAAGCACAAACATCATAAGAACCTATATACACCAACCTTAGTGTTTCACTAGCATCTTCTGGAAGTTTGCTTAAATCAACGCTAACTGGTACTTCTGAACGTGCTACTAATGCACTAGTAACAGATAGATTTTGATCTATAATATTATTAACTTGTTTTTCAATTTCTATTATTTGTTCTTCTGTTGGTGTTTCATTTAAAAAGTAGTTGCATTTACTCTTTTTGCGCTCTATATGACTATTTTTAGATCTATCACAACCAAACATTTTAACCATTGTTTGGTTTAAAATATGCTCCACAGTGTGCATTGGTGGATATTCTTTCTTATTATGAGAATTTAATTCCATTATAACCTACTGATTTACAATTAATTGATAATACGTACAAAAACAATTGAACGCTTGCGGTCAATTTCTATTGTACGTATCATAAAATAAATATATCTTTGTACATATTTAAAGCACAAAGATAATGAAAAAAGCAGCTATTTATTTACGAGTTTCTACTACAGATCAAAATTATGAACGTCAAGAAGTAGAATTAAGATTGCTTGCAAACGGTTTTGGTTATGAAATAACTAAAGTGTTTGAGGAAAAAGCATCTGGTGTTTTAGATATGGACACCAGAGAGCAATTAACAGAAATGCGAAAATTAACTAGTGATGATGTTGATAAAATATTTGTTTGGGATATATCCAGATTAAGTAGAAAAGCATCAGATTTTATTGCATTAGTAAATGAATTTGCAGAAAAAGGTGTTTGCATTCATTTTAAAGATAAGAATATTATTACTTTAGATGATGATGGTAAAATATCGGGTGTTGCATCTATATATTTATATATGTTAGGTGTATTTGCTCAAATGGATGCTGAGAATTTAAAATCTAAATTCAAATCTGGTAAAGAAAATGCACTTAGAAAAGGTCATAGTTATACTAATAATGCACCTTTTGGATATGATATTATTGATAAGTATTTATATGTTAATGAGTTAGAAGCAGAATCTGTAAAATTAGCATTTGATCTATTTCATTCTGGTAAAGACACACAATATATAGCAGACATATTTAATTCAAAGAATATACCTTTAAAGAGTGGTAAAACAAATATTATCTGGGTAAAAGGCACAATTTATCAAATGCTCAAAAATCCTGTATATTATGGCAAAGGTAAACTAGAATCAATAACTAAAAAAGCAACTGCAACTACACCTGCTGAAAAATCAGTAAGATATTTTGATGTTGATGCTATTATTGAAAAGAATTTGTTTGATGCAGTTCAAGAACGGTTTACAATTAATATAAATAGTGGTGATAAGAGTAAAGCAGTAGACCCCGCAATATTAAGAGGTATTTTAAAATGTGGTCAATGTAATAAATACTATGTTTTAGGTAATAATAATGGTGTAAGGGTCTATAAAGATGGTGATATTAGAGCCAATATAAACAACAAAGTAGGTTGTAAAAATGGTAGTTTCACTATTACAATGGCAGATAATTTAGTTTGGACTGCTATTAAAGGTATTTATGAATATGATTCATTTAAAAAGAAGTGTGTAGATGATAAAGAACAATCTAAACTTGAATTGATAAAGAATGAAACTACATTAACTGAACTGAATAAAAACATCACTGATTTAGATAATCAAATTTCTAAAGTTAATACTGGATATGCTAAAGGGTTCTATAATGATGCTGATGCTTTAGAACAAAAACATAGAATCACAACCGAGAAAGACAGATTTAATAAAATTATCACAGAAATACAATCTAAAATCATTTTACTAAATGATAGAATTAATTCAGAATTTGAGTTTGATTATTTAAAAACTAGGGAACTAAGTTTAGAAGAAAAGAAACAGGTTTGTAATAGTTTAATTGAGGTGGTAAATGTATATAGATATACTGATTATATTAAACTGATGCAGGTAAAACTAAAAGTAGGGTTAACATTCAATATCCTTTTTAATAGTCAATACAAAGTAAATTCATATTGTATTATTGATGATGATGATGTAACATTTAATAATATTTTTAATGCACCAGAAGAAGTTAGAGAGATTTTAAAGGGTAAAGATTTTACAGTTACTTCTTCAAATAATAAGCTGTTTAATGATGAAGTATTTGGTGAATATAGTTATACTGATATTTGGGAAATAATGAAGAAATACAACTATTTAAAGAAAATAGATTAAACCAGAAAAAGCCTACTAGAAATTAGTAGGCTTTTTATTCATTCTAATTATACTGTAATTTCTGCTAGAACATCTCTAATTTAAACTATTCATAAAGTAGAATTTAATGTAGTACTAAGTAGATAGATTTGATTACATATTTAACTATACATTTAACTATATATCTGTAAGTAAGTAGATTAGTTTTATTAGATTTGCATATAAACATTAAAATATGAAATAATATGAAACAAAATGAACAAGAATTATTAATAGAAATAAATCATTTATATAATGGTTTATTAGAAGAAAGTGATGGTTATAATTATAAACGTATCGTTAATACATTATCGGATAAAGTTTTTGAATTATATCGTGAATTTAGTCCTGATTATGTATCTTTTGATACTGTTTCTTCACTTTCACATACTTGTGGAAAAGAAGTTAGTTATGTTATATCTAGTTACACAAATTCAACCAGAAATAATTCATCTAAAAGAAGTAAGGAAATATTTATTGACTTTAGAGATGAAGTAAATCGGCAAATTCGTATAGATTTAATTCATTTATTTCAAATAATCAAGGAGATTAAAGAAAACTAAATGTTTCACCACTACAAACCAAAAAAGCTACTTAGAATTAACTAAGTAGCTTTTGTTTTATCTGGAATACCAGTCAAATTTATCATCATATTCAAATTCATAAACAAATCCGTATTCTTTGTATTTATTAATTATACTGGAATCTTTTAAAACCTGTATTCATATTTTTTTGTAATCCAATTTTGATACAATATTCATAATTTCGCAGAAATAATTATTACCTCTATAATCTTCTTGAACATATACACCAGATAATACTATTTCATCTGGATTAGTCAATGTATTAAATTCAAAAGAATAAACAACTTTATCTATATCCATTTTTATATAGTGAGTTGATTTGTGATAATCCCACCACTGAACATATTGTATTAATTCCATTTATTCAACTATTGTACAATCTTTGTATTTATCCAGTGTCAACAGATAAGTTTCAGCATCAACTTTAGTATTACCATCAGAAAAATGATTTGTAAAGTTTAGTACCGGTGTTTCTGTTTGCATTGGAAGTGCATTATCTGAGATATGAAGATATTCTGTTTGCATAGGTTGCAAACCTGCTTCTTTTGTTGCTTTATCTAGATATGTTTTTACATTGATATTAGCAGTTTTATTATCTCAGTCAATAGTAATATTGCTTACAACTATATAAGCTGATTCTGTTACTACTCCGTTTAAAAAGTCGATTCTTTTAGTTAGTGCCATTTTGTTTAGTTTTTAGTTGGTTGTTTAATTTTAGCTTCTTCAAATTCTTTTTGAATTTGTTCATCTTTTTGTTTTTGATATTGTTCATCTATTGTTTTATATAAATCATTATATTCATTAATAGGTTGTTCACCTAATAATTTTAATAAATTATGTACTTTATGTCAAGTTAGTTCTAATTTAATATTTTCCATTTTGTTTATTCTTTACTTGGTTTTTGTAATGATTCTGGATATAATTGTATGTGTGCTTGTTTTCGCAGGTCATCAATCAGTTTAACAACTTGATTAAATGGTTGTGTACTTAATGCATTCAATATAATGTTTGCATCTTCAATACTTACTTTAAATTGTAATTCAGTTTGTTCTTTCATAGTTAGTTTAATTTGGTCAATTTGGTAATTAATTCTTTGAAGTCTATAACTTCATATTTGTTATCTTTTAATATATAAGTTATTCCCATTTCTGGGGTTAATAATAATGAACTTTTATTGTGAAAGTTATTTCTATTAAATTCTGTAGTTGCTGGACAATTTAGATCTTTGTGTACTTTGGTAATATTGTTTATATCTCAAGTCATAATAATAATTTCACCGTTAACCCTAAATAGGTTAATATATCTGTTGGGTTTACCAACTAAGAAGTTATATTTAGTCATCTCTAATTGTCAACCTTCATTACTGAATTTAATAAAATTTTCTAGCTCAACATATTTGTTCATACGTTCTTTTACTTCAAAAAATACATTTTGTTCTTTGTATTTGAGAAACAAATCATAATGTGCAAATCTATCTTTACTTTCTCATACTTGAATATCTCCAAATTGTTGTTTTATCAAATCAGATACTAATTTAAGTGATTCTTTTTCTCTATTATTTCTCATCTTGTCAAGGTCTTTTAATTGCTTTTGTGCGAGGTTTTACATTTAAAATAGTTTCTAGCTCCGTTAATCGTTTATCAAAATCGGCAAACGTAGCTTCTATTTCAGCACACTTTGCATCTCATTTGGATTCCATTTCATCCAATTTAATTTCATTGTTTAAATTACTTACAGATAAAAGTAATGCTGCATTTTTGATAAATCTATCAAATTCTTGTTCTGTCATAAGTTCGTTCATAGTTGTTTAGTTTTTAGTGTTGAGAATTACAAGTTGTAAAAAGATTCCAAAGAGTAAAATGATAATTGTATTCATAGTTGTTTGATTTTATAGGTTTTTTTTGAAGGTGCAAAGCACCATATAGTAGGTATTATAGTTAGGTATTATAGTATAGGGGTCTAGTGGAAATTCACATAGGTGGAAAATCGAAGATTTTTTAAATTGCTTATACAACAATTTCTTCATCATTTTTAATTTCTAATTTGGGGAAATTTGCAACTCCAGCTTCTATTGCTAAAATATATTGCTTAGGGAACAAAACATTATTTCAGTTAGTATTATCAATAATATTTGAAATGAAATTATTTGGATATAATTGTTTAAGTTCTTCTGATTTTTGTTTCACAAATTCCAATTCTTCAATTCTAATTTTTTCCTTTTCAGTAATTACATTAATAAAATGCTCACCTTGTATTTCATAGCCTTTTTTCAACTTCTTTAGATGTCCTAATACAATTAGTTCTTTTGTATATTTTCCCACCGTAGAAGGAGCGACATTCAATTCTTGGGCTATTTTTGAATCGGTAAATTCACACCTTCTAGTATTATTAAGACATAATCCAAATAGTTGTATTAAAAAGCCTTTGTGAGCAGGTTTTAAATCCAGATCAATTATTTCATTACCTATCATTCTAAAATTTACAGTGTCTTTTTTCATATAGTATTTGTTTCTTTTTATATGTGAAGTTTCAAAGTATGATTCAATTTCAATAAATCCAGATTTTCTAAGTCTACTTACAAAATCCTTAATAGTATTCTCTGATGTATCTTTGGTTAATCACATTATTTGTTTAAATGTTGAATCCGTAAATGAGTTATTTTCTTTCGTTGGGGTAAAAGTTAAACAAGTATATCTAAATGTATCCTCAAAGTTTAAGTATTTCCCAATATTATTTGATATTGTAGTGTAAGTTTTCATAAGTTTGGCAACCTGTATTTTCAATTTTTACTATTTCATTATCTTTTATTTTTGCTCGTAGAACTGAGCCGGACAAACCACATTTTACTCTAATTTCTTTTTGTGTTTCGTAAATTTCGTTTTTGTATTTTCACATATTATTTATTGTTATTTTGTTTTATTTGTTGTCCTGTCGGATTAAAAAAATAAGGCGTGTTTTAAACGCCTTATTTCCGATTATCTATTTCAAACAACTTTTAATACAGTAACTTACGACAATTACTATTTTTAAATTCTGATACAAAGTTACCGATATTAACTCACTTAAAATCTATAAAGTATGACCTTTCTTAAACATAGTTGTGAGGTATAACTGTAGCCTAAATTTCGGGATTTTAGAAGGCTAATTTTGGGATTTTGGGGTTGTGAAGCCTCTGGTGGCATTCCTTACAAATTATTTATAAGTTTCATTATGAATAATTCTACCAATTGTTCTTTCACTTACATTATACCGTTTAGCTAAATTCATTAAACTAATTTTCTCGGATAAATATATATTTCTAATTTTATTTGCTTCAATATTGGTTAATTTAGAGTTGCAACTATTTTCACCATTAAAATCCATTAAACCAGTATTAATAGCGTGTTTTATATTCTCTTTTTGAGTAATGTATTCTAAATTTAATCAATTGTTATTCTGTTTATTACCATCTATATGATTAATCACTTTATTGATACCATAATCTAAAGGTTTATCTAAAAATGCTTCTGCTACTAGTTGATGAATCATTACACTTTTTCTATTACCGTTTATAGATAAATTTACTTGTAGATAACCATTTGATCTAATAATAGCTTTTAATTCTTTTTCGGTTTTTATATTAGTAACAATTCCAGTATTAGAAATAGAATAGTTATTTCAATTATTAATTATTTGTGTTTCCATTATGTATTTTTTGATGACAGGTTTTGCATACTGTTTGTAAATTGTTATAATCGTATGCTAAATTTGATCTTTTATTTGAATCATCTGTAGATAAGAAAGAAATAATATGATGTATATCTTCACCTACTGTAATTATATCTTTAGCTAAACAGACCTCACAAAGTGGATTGTCCATCATTTTAGATAACCTTAGTTTCTTTCATCTGGTGGTGTTATACACAGCTTGTCTTGCCTTAGTATTGTTTGATTTAATATTCTGTTTCTGGGGCTTGTTGATTGTCGGCATCTTCCAAATATATTTGATGTTTGTATAGTTCTTTTTGATCTTGTTTTATCTGGAAATTTACCATTTTAAGCTTATAATCTATATATTCTAGTACTTGTTTTTCATCAAGTTCAGACAGTTCTTCCATCACTTTTAAAAGTGTGTTGTGGAATATATCCTCTGATGTTTGACACATTGAAAGTCTTTCTTTATCCTTCACATATTTATCTCAAAGTTTAGTATAATTCTTTGATATGATATTAGATACTTCAGCATTTATAGTAATTAAATTGGTTTTTAAGTTTCTATTTTTAGGATTAGAATCTACAACAGGATTCAATATTTTATCTAATTGTTCTTCTGTAATATTTCATTCTTTACAAGTGTTTTCTATTCCATAATCAAAGATGTATTGTAATAGTGTTTCTTTAGTCTGTTTTTGTTTTTTCATAGTATTGGTTTAATAGTTCTTCTTTATCTTTAAATCAGTCATTTAATATCATTCTAACTAGCTTTGATTTTGATGTATTAGTTGATTTACTCATTAATTCTAAATTTTCATAAGTATCAAATTCTAGTCGACAATTGAGAGTTTTTGTTTTGGTGTTCTTTTTCATAATTATTTGATTTTGATTAGACTACAAAATTACAACAATTTCTTAACATAAAAACTATAAATACTATTTATGTGTAAACATAGTAATGAGGTAGTTATGAAGCTAACTTATATGTTATTTATTTGAGTGATTAATTGATTTTATATGTTTAAGAGTGCTTACAATTAATATTTTAGATGTTGATTATTTTTATAAATTTTGTGTTACAGTCTTGAAGTTTATATCTTTATGAGTATAACAACACAAAAACACAAAATAATATGAAATGACAAATACCAAAGGATATTGAAAAAGATGCTACTGTTTATATGCAGGATGTATTATCTAAACTAGAATCTAGTGGAATACTAGAAGAAGTTGATAGTGCTGCACTAACTATGTTAGCTCGTAATTATTCAATGTTTATAAAGGCTTCTAAGCAATTAGAAAAAGATGGTTTAACTGTCGAAAGTGATAGAGGTAATATAGCACAACACCCATTAATCAAGGTGGCTAAAGATGCACAAACACAGGCTATGAAAGTTATGTTAGAATTTGGACTAACTGCAAAGGCTAGAACCAAACTAATACAAAAAGATAATGAAAGCGATGAGGATTCACCATTTGAGCAATTTATAAAACAAGGTAAAGAAACGAGGTAACAATGAAACTATATTATCAATATGTAAATAATGTGCTAGATGGTAGTATAGTAACAGGTAAAAATATTCAATTAGCTTGTGAGAGATTTAAAAGTGATTTACTCAGAGATGATTTAGAATTTAGAGAAGATAAAGTTGATCGAGCTATTGAGTTTATAGCAACTTTAAAACACTTCACTGGAAATCATTCAAGTAAACCATTTATATTAGAACCTTGGCAAACTTTTTTAATTGCAAATATTATTGGCTTCTACTGAAAAGAAACTGGAACAAGAAGGTTTTCTAGTTCTTATATAGAAGTAAGTAGAAAACAAGGCAAAACAGCATTAGCAGCAGCGTTATGTTTATATTATCTAATTGCAGATAACGAAGAAGGTGCAGAAGTTCTTTTAGCTGCAAACAGTAAAGAACAAGCAAAAATTGCTTTTGATATGTGTTCTGTTTTTGTAAAAGGAATTGATCCCAAAACAAAATATTTTACTCCATATAGAGCAGAAATAAAATTCAACCTCACAAACAGTAAACTTAAAGTATTAGCCGCTGATGATTCAAAATTGGACGGCTTTAATGCATCATTTGGTTTACTAGATGAATACCACGCAGCACCCACCAGTAAAGTTAGAGATGTAATAAAGTCTAGTATGGGAATGAGAAACAATCCTCATTTGTGTACAATAACCACTGCTGGCTTTAATAAGTCCTTACCCTGCTATCAACTAAGAACAGTAGCAATAGAAGTTCTAAATGCTGTAAAAACAGATGATTCTATGTTTATAGCTATCTTCTCTTTAGATGTTGATGATGATTGAACTGATAAAAATAATTGAATTAAATGCGCACCTAATTTAGGTGTAACAGTTCCTTCTAAATATATTAAAGAACAAGTTCAACAGGCTAAAAACAACCCATCAGAAGAAACTGGTATAAAAACTAAAACACTAAATCTTTGGTGTGATTCTGAGAATGTTTGGCTACCAGATGATTATATTCTAAGCTGTAGTAAAAATATTGATCTAAATGATTTTAAAGGTAAAGCTTGTTATGTTGGTGTTGATTTAGGTCAAACATCAGATTTAACTGCTGTTTCTTATTTAGTTGTAAATGATAATAAATACTATTTCAAAACTCATTACTACCTTCCAGAAGAAGCTTTAAGAACTAAGTCTAACAAAGAATTATATAAAGATTGAAAGCGAAAAGGGCAACTAACTGTAACGCCTGGCAATGTAACCGATTATGAATATATAACTAACGATTTGATGAAGTATTCACAGATTGTAAATATACAAGTAATTGGATATGACAGCTATAATTCTACTCAGTGAGCAATTGATGCAACTGCTAAAGGTTTACCACTTGAAGTTTATTCTCAAACAATTGGAAACTTTAATAGACCAACCAAAGAAATAGAAAGGCTTATATTATCTGACAAAGCAGTTATTGATAACAATGAGATCAACAGATTCTGCTTTAAAAATGTAGTTTTAAAATCAGATCAAAATGGTAACACAAAACCAGTAAAATATATAGACAATAATAAAATTGATGGTGTAATTTCTATGATACAAGCTTTAGGTATGTATTTACAAGTTCCTCATTATTCAAACACAATTTAACATAATACAAATGGCATTTAATGACTGATTTAAAAAGAAATCAACACCTGCACCTATAACAGAAAAAAGAAGCTTTTTTGATTCTTTGATGTATAATTCACAAAGCGGTTATACAACTAACAAAGCTATGCTTCTACCTGCTGTTTATAGATGTGTAGAAGTGATTAGTGATTCTGTTGCACAATTACCTTTAGAACCTTATTTAATTGACAATAACGGTTATAAAACAAAGCATAAAACACACCCAACATACAGACTTTTAAATAGTGAACCGAACAATAAAATGAGCAGGTTTACTTTTATGAAAACATTAGTTCAAAGTGTACTTTTAAAGGGTAATGCTTATGCTTATATAGAAAGAGATCGAAGCGGTAATGTAATAGCATTGCAATTTATAGATAGTTCGTGAGTAACAGTAGTTACAACAGATATACAAAATAATAAATTGATGTATTCAATTACTGGTTTTAATGCTTTAGTAGAGCCTATTAATATGATTCATATACTAAACTTTAGTTATGATGGTATTCGTGGAATAAGTACACTGGAACACGCAAGGTTAACACTTGGGTTAGCTACAGATTCAGAAGCACACGCAGCAGGATTTTTTAAAGGTGGTGCTAATTTAGCAGGTATTTTAAAAGTTGATGGTTCACTACTTCCAGAACAAAAACAAGATTTAAAAGCAGCTTGACAAACTTCATTTAATGCTTCTACTGGAACACCTAACGGGATAGCTGTATTAGAAGGTAATATGAATTTTCAACCTATAACAGTTAGTCCTGTAGATGCACAACTTTTAGAAACAAGACAATTTAATGTAATTGATGTTTGTAGATTCTTTGGTGTTTCACCAATGAAATGTTTTGATCTTACACAAGCTAATTATGCAACTGTAGAAGCTACACAGTTAGCATTCCTCACAGATACACTTTCCCCTTTATTAGAAAAGATAGAACTGGAATTTGAACGCAAACTATATAAACCATCTGAACGAGATACTATAGATGTTAGATTTGATACTTCTGTTTTATTGAGAGCCGATAAAGTATCACAAGCAGAGTATTTTAATAAGCTTTTCCAAATTGGTGTAATGACAGTTAACGAAATTAGAAAGGAATTAGATTTACCTGCTATAGATAATGGTGATAATAGTTTTGTACAAGTAAATACTATTACGCTGCAAAATGCAGTAAAAGAAACACAAATTGTAAATACACAAAAAAATGATGGAATTACGAAACAGTAGTTGAGAATTAAGAACTACAGAAAACAGCAGAACCGTAGAAGGGTATGCTTTAAAATTTAATAAAGAATCTAGGGATTTAGGGGGTTTTGTTGAGGTTATAGAACCAGAAGCATTAGATGGTATTTTAGAACAATCTGATATACTTTGTTTACTAAATCACAGTGAAGATAGAGGTGTTTTGGCACGCTCAAAATTTGGTGTTGGTTCATTAAAATTAGAAGTTGATAATGTAGGTTTGAAATACAGATTTGAAGCACCTAACACTTCACTAGGTGATGAACTTTTAGAAGGTTTAAAACGTGGTGATATTACCACTTCAAGCTTTGCATTTACTATTGATAGTGATGTATGGGAAAAAAGAAGTACTGGTTATCTTAGAAAGATTACAAAGTTTAAACAAATTTTTGACGTTTCACCAGTTTATAAAGAAGCCTATCCAGACACAACAGTAGCACTTAGAAAAATGAATGATTTGAATACAGAAGATTTATCTGGATATTATAAAACCTTAAAAAACAAATTAAACTAATGAAGAACACACTAGAGTTATTAGATGATAAAAATCTATTAAAAGTAAGAGCAACAGAATTAATTTCTAATGCTGAAAAAGAAACTAGAAAACTTAACGATTTAGAAAGTATTCAATTTGATGAAATTACTAAAGAGTTAGCAACTATTGATGCTGAGATCAGAAAGATCGAAGAAGATAATAAAAGAAACCTTAATAAAGTAACAACAAAACAAAAACAAACTATGGAAAATTTTTCATTATTGAAAGCTATTAATGATGTAGCTAACAACCGTCAACTAGACGAAAGAGCATTAGAAATTACTAACGCAGGGCAAGCTGAATTTCGTAAAGCTGGACAAAACACACAAGGTCAAATTGTATTACCAATGGAAACCAGAGCAACAATTTCTGCAACAGTAGCAACTGCTGGACAAGAAGTAGTAGCAGAAGATAAACTTGGAATTTTAGAACCTCTTAGAGCTAATCTAGTAATGGTTCAAGCTGGTGCAACATATATGACTGGTTTAACTGGTACTGTATCTATCCCTGCTTATTCTGGATCAAATGTATTGTGAGCAGGTGAAACTGCTGGTGCATCAGATGGTGCTGGTTCATTCACAGAAGTAACTTTAGAACCAAAAAGAATCACTGCATTTTTAGATATTTCTAAACAGTTCTTGATTCAAGATTCAATTAGTGCTGAATCAATGCTTAAATCTGATATTGTAAAAGCAATTTCAAACAAATTAGAATCGACTGTATTAGGTTCTGTAGCTGGTTCTACAACTCAACCTTCTGGACTTTTATATGGTACTCCTGTTGATACAGAAGATGTAAGTTATTTAGAAGTTGTAGCTATGGAAACAATATTAGAATCTGCTAATGTAACTGGAAAGAAAACGTTTATCGTTTCACCATCTGCAAAAGGTAAATTTAAATCAACTCTTAAAGCAGCAGGTGTTGCAGCAGGTTATTTAATGGAAGGAACAGAAATTAACGGCTATAATACTTTGTCAACTTCTGCTGTACCTTCTAAAGGTGTAATCTTTGGATGTTTTGAAGATTATGTTATTGGACAATGGGGTGGAATTGACTTGACAGTTGATCCTTACACACAAGCAGCTAATGGTAAAGTTCGTTTAGTAATCAATGCTTATTTTGATGCTAAACCTCGTAGAAATGAATCTTTTATAACTGCTATTTTAAAATAGTCTATAATATATGTATTTAACAATCGAACAAGCTAAAAAACACTTGAATCTGGAAGCAGAATTTATTGAAGATGATATTTATATCACTTCACTAATTCAAGTGGCAGAAGCAACTGTTGAATTACATATAAATCAAAAATTAGTTGATGTTGCTGCAATTAATGGTGAGGTTCTACCCTTGCCATTATTGCACGCAATGCTTTTAATGATTGGTAATTTATATGCAAACAGGGAAATGATAAGTTTTGCAAGTAAAACTACAGAAATACCTTTTAACTATAGATACCTTTTAGATTTTTACAAAAACTATTCAAACTAAATTTATATGATACCAGCGGGAACACTGTTATATAGTTTAATATTTAAAGAAAATCAAACTGTACAATCTGAATCGGGAGCAGTTACAAAACACTTAACTGAACTACTTAAATGCAGAGCAGCTAAAGTTAAACAATCTGGTAATTACTCATTAGATTCTAAAGAATTATTTCATAGTAATACAATAGCTTTTAAGATTAGATATAATAAACTATTATCTGAATTATTAATTGTTGAATATGAAAAGAATGATTATAAAATAAACTCTTTTGATAGAAATCTATTTGATAATTCAATTGATATTATACTAGAAAAAATTAATAAATAAAATGGAAATTCAAACTACATTAATTGATTATGATCGAGTTTACAAAGCTATTGATAATCTAAAGGATTTTCAAAAAGATAAAGTTGTAGGTCAAGGTTTAAAAGATGCAACAGGATTGTTTATTAATGCAGGTAAACAGAATCTAAGAGATAGAATGAAATCCAAAAAAGGTGATTCTGGTAATTTATTGAAGTCTTTTAAAAACAAACTAAAACGTTCAAGTTTAGGAGCAATTGCTGGATTCAATCAATTAGGTATGCACGCACATCTTTTAGATATGGGTACACAAGTAAGAACTACTAAAAGTGGAGCAAACAGGGGGAAAGTAGAAGGTAATAGTTTCTGAAAAGATGCTATTGAATTAAACGAAACCGCTGCAATTGAAAAAGTTTATAGTGGTATTGAAAGAGCAATTACAAACATAATTAATAAAGGGTAAGATGATTACAAAAGCATTTACAAAATTTTCAATTACAACAGAATTAAGAAAATTAATTGTTGCAGATAGTGGTCTAACTAATTGAGTAGGTACTAATGTATTTCCAATAGTTGCACCAGAAGGAACAGAAGGCGATACTATAATTTATTATAGGGAAAAGTACGCTAAACAACACACTCAATTTGGAATTTATGAGGAAAAATGTAATGTTACTTTTATAATTGTTTCAGAAGATTATGACAGAAGTATTGCAATAACAGAAGCCTTAAATGATTTAATTGAAGGTATTCACCAAAATAAAGACAACTACAATTATGAATGTAGATTAGTAGATTCAATTGAGGATTTAATAGATAAAAAATATATTCAGACTTTACAGTTTGAAATCAAATAACAAACAATAAAACAAAATAAAAATGTCAACATCATATAATTCAAATACCGATTTAGTAAAAGGTAATAACTTAATGTTATTTGTAGGCTCAACACCTATTGCATTTGCAAAAACTTGTGATTTATCAATTAGTGCAGCATCAATTGATACAACTAATAAAATGTCAGGAAATTGAAAAGCTAGTTTAGCTGGACAAATTTCTTATACAATTTCATCAGATTTTTTATATACAACTGTAGCGGGTGATACTTCATTCGATACTCTTTTAGCTAGTCAAATAGCAGGTAGTTCTGTTAGTTTTACAATTGGACTTGCAGATCCTGCAACTTTTGCATTAACTGGAACAGGTCTTTATACAGGAACAGCACACATTACATCTTTAACTATGAAAGCAGAAGATAATGCAATAGTATCTTGTTCTGTATCTTTAGAAGGTTCTGGTGCTTTGGTTAAAGTGTCAGCGTAATAAGATCAAAAATTTAAAAGGCGGTGATTATACCGCCTTTTGTTTTAAATTCAAATTGATATATGAATATAAAATTAAACATTAAAAGTATCATCAAATTTGAACAGTTTACTAATAAATCATTCAATGAAATAGACTATACAAATACAGATGATTTATTGAAATTGATGTACTGTATAGTACTTTCAAACAATCCAGATGTATTTACTTATGAAGAGTTTTTAGAGCTAATAAAGAGTAAGAAGATAAGCAAAACCATTTCGGATAAATTAAGCACAGAAATTAAATTGATAGATTTATTTGCAAATAAAGAAGTAAAAGAGGTTACAGAAGAACAACCAGAAAGAGAAGTAATATTTATAAAAGATATAGCTGCAATACTAGTAGTGAATGTTGGATTGGATATAAATTTTGTAATGAATGAAATGAGTATAAACGATATTTCTTTATATATGGAAGCCTATAATAAGAGCGTGAAGCAACAAATGGAAAGTAGCAGACTATGAACTTATTTATCTGTTATACCTCACATAGACACCTCAAAAATAAATAGTCCTTCTAAATTTTATCCTCTACCTTGGGAACTTGAAAAACAATTAGAACAAGATAAAACAGAGTTCAAAATTATGGCTGAAGAACTTCCAGATATGTTTAAAGCTGGTGCAGATCTAATTGATAAAATAAATAAACAAAAACAATAATAGTATGGCAAATAATTTAAGTTTTGGGGTAGCAGTAAATCTACTAACAGAAAATTTTAAAAGAGGTCAAGCACAAATTCAAAACGGTTTTAGAGAAATAAAATCTACTGCTTTACAAATGGCTGGTGTACTTGGTGCAGGGCTAGGTTTTGAGCATATTATAAAGGAAATGATAACTGTTGCTAGAGAATCAGCAGCAGTTAACAAGGCTTTAAAAGTGGCTTCTGGTGGATGAGAAGAATACGGAAAGAATCAAAAATATATAATTGAAACTAGTGAGAAGTTTGGTTTAAGTATAAACGAAATGACTGGTGCATTTGCAAAGTTTACAGCATCTGCAAAAACTAGTAATATCCCTTTAAAAGATCAGCAAACATTATTCACCGGATTAAATGCTGCATTGTTAGCAACAGGTGCAAGCGGTGATAAAAAAGCAGAAGTTTTTGATGCTATGTCAAAGATGATGCAAAAGGGTACAATTCAACTCAAACCCTTAATTGCTGGGCTTGGTTCTGCTTTACCAGAATCACTTTCAATTATGGCTAAAGCTATGGGTGTATCAGTTGAAAAACTGAGAGATATGGCTAAACACGGTCAATTATTAGCTAGTGATGTATTTCCTAAATTTGGTGCAGAACTAGAAAAAGCATTTGGTAATGTTGACACCAATACAATAGGTGGTGCTTTAAATAGAATTGGTAACAGTTTTGAAGAACTAACAGCTAAATTAAATGTGGGTAACATTTATAAAACTATAGTAAATGAAACTTCTGAGGTTTTTAAATGGATAACCGAACACTTTAAATTAGTTGGTGATACTATTACAAATATAGCAGTAACTATTATTGTAGGTAAAGCTTTTGGAGCTATTAAAAAAGGTTACACATCAATATCAACAGCAGCTACTACTAGTTACGTTAAACAGGCTGTAGAAGCAGAAAAAAGTGCAGTTGTACAGGAATTAGCAAATAGTAATTTATCTAAGAAATCTCAAAAAAGATATTTAGATGAATCACTTGCAGCAGCAAAATCTTATGCTGAACAAGAAGCAGCAGTAAACAAATTTAGTTTAACCTCTAATTTCGCTTTTAAAACTGTAGGTTTAGCAATTAAAACTGCTTTTATGTCATTCTTACCAATGATATTATTTAGTGGTGCAATGGCAATATATCAACACTTTTCAAATCTTGCAGAGAAAGCTAAAGAACTAAAAGCAATTTGAACAGATTATAGATCTGGTTTAAAAAATGCAGTTGAAACAAACAGTCAATCAAACGAGATTAAAAACTCTTTGAAGATTGTAAATGACACTAATACTTCATTAAAAGAGCGTCAAACTGCACTAAAAACAATAAATTCTATTTTAGGTACTAATTATCAATTTGATAAAAACGGCTTAAAAATCAACGGTGATATTAACGTAAAAATCAAAGAGCGTTTAGACCTCTTAGATAAACAAAGCAGGTATCAATATTTACTAAATAAACAGAATCCTAATGATGATAGAATTGCCGAAACTCAAAGTAAGATTGATATAATTAATAATCAGTTAGGAAAAGATCTTAATAGTGGCAAAGGTGTAGATAGTGGATTAGTAAAAGAAAGAGCTGGTTATTTAGATGAACTAACACCTCTATTAAAAGTTAGAGATGATATAGCTAGAGAAAAGAACAAATTAAAATCTGAACTTGGTAAAAATACAGGTGAAACAACCGATACTAATTTAAGTGGTTTAGGTGCTGGTTCTGGTGAAGATACTGAAGTACAAAAACATCAAAAAGAAATTGATTCTGTACAAGATGCTTATGTAAAAGAAACTCAAAAACTAAATAATGAATTAGCTAACGGTGTAATATCACAAAAGAAATACAATGAATTATTTGATAAGCACGTAGAAGATGGTAAAAAGAATTACGGCGGAATCTTAACGAAAGATGAAGCTAAAACTAATGTTATTTATGGACAAATTCAAGCCTATAAACCATTATCCTCTACTGATGATAAAATTGAAACAGCTAAAGAAGATTATCTTAAAAAACTAACTGAACAAGACGGATATTTAAAAGATGGTATAATCACACAAGATGAATATACTAATGCTATGTCTGGTATTGTTGATGAAACATTAAGAACTATTTCAACAATCAAAGGAGTAAATTTTGCGACTAATGATTTAGTGAAAATAGTAAAACAGAAACAAGCAGATTTAGCTAAAAAAGATTTTGCTTTTGTACTACCTCAGAGTAATCCAATAGATCATACATTTGATTATAAAAAGTCAGATGTTGAAAAACAAGAGGATAAAAATCAGCAAAATGACGATTTTATAAAAGCCATTGAAAAAGAATTTAGTGATAAAGGTGTAAAGAATATTGAAAAACAAATAGCTGATGCGGGTGGTGATCTAAGTAAACTAAAAGCACAGTTTCACGGTCAAGCAGATGATTTAATTGAATCACTAAATAAAGCATTATTAAATGCACCAGACTTGTCCAAAGCATTAAAACTAATGCAGGTTAAGAAGGATATAAAAGACCTACAGAAACAATTAAATAGTGGTATATACGAGGGTATAAAAAATATTGCTGGTAGTGCTAAAAATATGTATGAAGGATTTAAAGCATTAACTGATACACTTAATAATGTAGATGCTTCTGGATTTGAAAAGTTTCTAGCAATATGAGATGCATTAACTAATACGCTGGATGGTATAATGTCAGTTGTAAAAACTATTAAAGACCTTACAGCAGTAACCACTGCTTTGACAGCAGCAAAACAAACACAAGCAGGAATTGAAGCGGGAACAGCAGCAGCTAAAATTGCAACCAATGTTGCAGAAACAGCTTCTTATACTGGACTTATGGCAGCAGAAACAGCAGCAGCTTATGCTTTTATTCCCTTTGTAGGTGAAGGTTTAGCATTGGCTCAAATTGGAGTAATGCAAGGTGCTATATTAGCTTCAAGTATTCCAAAGTTTGCAAACGGTGGTATTGTACAAGGTGGTTCTATTTCTGGTGATAAAATACTAGCTAGAGTAAATGCTGGTGAAATGATATTAAATCAAGGTCAACAAAGTACACTATTTGCTCTTTTAAATGGTCAAGGTGGTATAAATTGAACTACAACAAATAATAGTGAAGTAAAATTTATTATTGAGGGAAAGAATTTAAAAGGCGTTCTAACTAACTATGATAATATAAAAAGCAAAGCAAAGTAATATGATTTACACAGGACAATTTAAAAATATAAGTAACACTTTATATCAAGTGGATATAAATGTGAATGATGGTAATAGTGGAACATCTGAGATTATTTTCTCAGATGAACCATTTAAAATCGAATTAAATACAAATAGTACAATTTACGAACCGTTGAAATTATCAAATGCAACTTGTACAATTATATCTGATAGTTACAATTTCAACCTTTATTCAGCAACTGCACAAGGTACTAAAATGACTTTGAAAGATGTTGATAATAATCTGATTAAATGAGTTGGTTACTTGACACCAAACATATATACACAAGGCTTTGAACAACATTATGAAAGTATTGAACTTGAAGCAATAGATGGTTTGAGTACATTAGACAATTACAAATTTGAAACGGTTGATCTGGTAAACAGAAAGATAAAAAGCTTTGAAGATTTATTGATTCATATCATCAAAAAGTGTAATTGCTATTCTAAAATATACGTGAATGAAAACAACTATTTACCGGGCTTTGAAGATCAAAAAATCATAGATAAATTACTCGTAGCTGAGCAAAATTTCTTTGATGATAACGAAGCAATAACATACAAAGAAGTACTAACACAGCTTCTTCAATTCCTAAACTATACAATTGTAGCAGATGGTGATGAGGTTTATATATTGAACTATGATTATATAAAAGGTGGATTTGTAAACTATCATACCTATACTACTGCAAACAATTGGTTGAATTATTCAACTGGCTACACAACATTAAGTAATACAGTAGATGTTACAAATGAAAGTTTTAAATCGAATGGTGCTAGTATTGAATTAGCTGAGGTTTATAATCAAGTAAGCATTAAAACCAGTGTAAGCACAAATGATAGTTTGATACCAGAGTTTTTTTCTGATGATGATCTAACCAACATTACAAAAGTAACAGGAACAACAAACTGGTTTTCTTCTATTCCTAAAACTTATGGAAGTAAGAACTATGTGTTTAAATATTTCAAAAATGATAAATACAAAACATATAATAAAACTGGTGGTACTTGGTCTGAATTAACCGAACTTGATTATGATACAATATCAACTAAAGAGGGTGCATCCTTTGTAAGAATGGCAAACTATGAAAATAATGTAGCATTAAGTTCTTCTGTTAGTTTCTCTGATTATGTTTGTCTTTATAGGTCTGGATATGTTGCACCAACTGGCGCATTACCTTTACAAACTTGGCTTGACTGTACAAATAATGTTGTACTGAAATATTCATCAAGCAATGAGGGTAGTTATTTTTATGATGATTACTATTTAATAATTAGTGGCTCTGCTTATTGGGATTCAGCGGTTAATGTAGCTTATATAGATGAAAGTAAAAAAGCATCTACAGGTGATTATTATTTATCAACTTACGTATTATTATATGCAAAATTAAAGATCGGAAATAAATACTGGAACGGTTATCAAAAGTATTGAACTAATATTGAAATGACTTTCCCAATTAAGTTTGAATACAAAGATGGACATCTTTATAACAACTGGAAAAACATATTAAACGAAGTTGATACAACAGCATTTATAAATGAAGTTGGTAATAAAATAACCATTAAAAAGGCAGATATGTTATTCGGTGATATTGAGTTTTCATTATATGAACCATCTGAAATATATAAGGGTGGTACTTGTGGTGCTGTATGATTGAAAGATTTTGACATCAAGTTAGTTAAACCTACAAGTGAGAAAAAAGCGGAAACAGATACAGAATATAAAAACGTAATCAATACAGCGTTTGTAAATGAATTTTCTGATATGAATTTAAAAGTATGTAGTGATACAAATAAAGGATTGAATTATTCATCTGTTATTCAAAAAATAGGTACAGATTATACATACAATCAAAGTATCAAAACAAAGGCTTTAGGAATTGACCAGAAACAAGAATACAACATTATCCAGTCTTATGTGAATCAGTATTCAACACCAGCCAAAAAACTAAATATAACGCTGGCTAATATATTTAAACCGTATTCATTACTAACAATAAATAGTATTTTTCCAACTGAAAAATTTATTGTTGATGGTATGAGTATAGATATAAAAAATGATACTAATCTATTGAATATAGTATCAAAGAAATAACAGAAACAACAGTAAAACAATAATAAAATGGAATTTCAAAGTAAAAATATAGCCTTACAAAGAGGTTCAACAACTACTGCTATTAATAATTATAGTTCTGGTGGTTCTGGTAGTGCTTATGTACCACTTAATTATTTATCATTAGTAGCACAGTCAACTAATTTGGCTGGTGCTAATGGTGTGATAAAATTACCACTTTCTAATTATTTGTTAACCGATAATGGTTGAAATTTTTCAACTGTTAATACAGATGGAACATTCACTGATTTAATGACTTTAGATAGTAATGGTAATTTATCTGTTAAAGGTGAAGTTTGTGCATTTGGTGTTACTTCTGGTGGTTCTGGATCTGGTGGACTAATACAAACAGTATTCGGTTATGCTAATTTAGGTGGTTCTTTCAGTAATGCAACATTAACTGATACATTCAATGCCTACACAATCAATCAAATGAATAATAGATTGATTGGTGTTGAGAATGGAGCATTAACACAAATTAGTTCAACACTTGTTACTAATGCTTTGGGATATGTACCTTATAATTCAACTAATCCAAATGGTTTTATAACTGCAAGTAGTTTAGCACCTTATGCATTGACAGCAGCAAGACCTACTAATCTCAGTCAATTTAATAATAATCTTGGTAACTACGGTGGATGGATAACTGGTATCAACTCAGGAATGGTTACTACTGCTTTAGGTTATACTCCA